AATCCTGATGAAAGAGCTGAGATTGTTCATAATAAATTTAATGGTGATATTAATTTAGCATTTGAAGATTACTATGAGCATTATTCTTTTAATAAAGAAGTATTTGAAGGTCTTCAAGCTCCTATATTCTGGGATGGTAAAGATGTTATTAAAAATGGTAAACCTACAGGTAATATCTTTAAGTTTGGTAATCTTAATTTTAGATATACTGATGAAAATGGTAATGTATCTGTAAGAAGCATTATAGATTATATAGAAGATGCATTTAAAGAATTACATCCGGATGAATTAGCTTCTTTCGGTAAATTTGAACCTTTCATGATATGTGGTGAAGATTTCTCTACTGCATACGGAGATGTAATCGATAATGCTTTTATGCGAATGTTTGTTGATAGAATGAATAGTCATTTACAAGATGCTTTTGATTATTTAGCTCCTATCAGAGATAATATTCAATCTACTCTAACCTATAAGAATCAACTTAAAGTTATTAGTGAACAACTTCCTGATGATTATAAAAATGATCGTTATTGGGGATTTGTTATTGTCAATCTCTTAGCTAATCATTATATCGCAGATATTGCCATTCAAGAATTATTCACAGGTTATACTTTTGAATTTAAGAATGCTCTTGATTGGGCTAAGCGTGCATCTCAAGGTGTTAGACCCGGTTCTAAAACTAGAAGTAATACAACTTATACTCAGATTATCGTAAGTGATGTTAAACTTAGAGATAATATGATTGATAAAATTGTAGCACCTTTTGTTAAATCAGATGAAACTACAACTAATACTCTTCGACGCAGATTTGGTATTGATAAGATTACAACAGCAGATGCTTTTAATATCATAACTCAAGATGAATGTATAGCTCGTTTTAAAGCTATGGGTAGTTATGATAGTTTTACTTTACCTTCTGGTAAAACTCTTAAAGATATTGTGGAAGATGAAGATAGTCCTATTAGTTCGCAAGATTATGCACGTATCGTTGAACAACTAAAGTATTACTTCTATAAACGAGGTAAATCAACTCTTAATAATAGATTTAATACTGATATTGTATTTTCACATCAAGATAAAAATTCAACTCTTGTTGTATTCAAACGTATGTATAAGGGTACAAATTATGAAACTCTTTATGATTGGATGAAACAAGAAGGTATTGATTCTATTAATTTTGCATCTGGGCATAAAGTTGGTGGTTTACCTCAAGTTAAACTCTTTAATATTGCTAATAATGAACAAGATGCTACTCTAAATATTCAATATAATGAATCTATTAATCATTATGAATTAAAGAATTATCCTAAAGGTATTGATGCTTTTAAACATACTCTTAGTCATAGTAATCTCTATGTGCAACAAGAAGTGCCTTCTCATTTAATGGATGAAGAGAATAAGATTGGTACTCAGCTTCAAAAACGTATTCTTGATAATCTTGTATTTAATGGAGAATATTCTATTGGTGATACTATACGTAAAGGCAAAACCGGAGATAAATCTTTTGATAAAGCTGGTGTATTTGAATATTATCAAATGCTTCTTGCTACTAACGCTAATGATGAAATGTATCGTTTGCTTTCTGATTGGGGAGCTATTGATGATAAAGGTAATATCAAATATAAATCTATTAATGATAAGAATGTAGTTGAAGTTAATTTAGATTTAGTTCTTGCTGATCTTCGTAGATACTTTAATGAAACTGAAATTGATAGAAACTTTATCAAAGCTACTATGATGGTAGACGGTAGACCTTTTATACCTTTTTATCATCCTACAATTAAAAGTAGAATTGAATCTGTTCTATTAGCTCGTATTACACGTAGAGTTACAAATCTTAAACTTAAAGGTGCTCACGTTACTATTCAGCCTGATACTTTCTTACAGCCTGCATCTGTTACGTTGGATAAAAAAGGATTAATTAAAGGAACTCAAGCTAATGTTTCTAGAATGTATCATGAAGGTCAAATTAAGTTCTCTGATGATTATTGGAAACTTAGAGCTGAACTCAATGATGATGGTAGTATTAAGCGAGATGCCAATGGCACTCCTATAATTAAGAAAGATGCTGATTTTAAACTTCAAAGTGAATGGTGGGAAGAAGTTAAACAAGAAGATGGTTCTATTAAACAAATATTTCATCCTGCTGAAATTATTCTTAATAATTGGGATTCTAGATTTAAATTAGATGCTGATGGTAATCTAGATTTGAATACTATTCCTGAGAATTTAAGAACTATGTTTGGTATTCGTATTCCTACTGAAGGTCATCAATCTATGTTTGTTGCTAAAGTTGTAGGAGTTTTGAACAATGGTGCAAGTCAAGCTATTGTTCCTGAACATCTTGTTACACGTACTGGTTGGGACTATGATATTGATAGTATTTATCTTTCTATGAAAGAATTTGATGTAATTAACGGTAATTACGTTGAATATACTAAGAATAACACTAACGCATATAAACGTCAATCTTTAGAATATGTTGCAGATATTTATTTTGCTAAAGCTAAAGATTCACTTAAACAAGATTATCTTAAAGTTAAAGTTCCTTTAATTAATAGACTTGGAGATATTAATGAAAAGATTAATGCTCAAATCGGAGTAAATGATCCTGTATTAACTAGATTAAAAACTGAATATGCAGATCTTCAAAGAGAACGTTTTTATTCAAAAAATACTTCTGAACGTGAAGCTCTAGCTAAAGCAATGGAAGCTAAAGAAGCTGAAATTGAATCTTATAATACAGCTAATCTAAATTCTGTTATAACTGATTCTGAACTTAAAGCTCTTTATGATGAAAAAACTGAAATCTATTCTAAACTTAAAGAAGCTAAGAAAGATTATGATGCCAAATATAAAGAATTTATAGATAAGACTGTTACTGCTAAGTGGAATGAACTTAATGATTATGGAAGAATGCCAAGAGCTGCTAAAGATAATGCTATTATTGATACATGGATTGGTATTCATTCTGATCTTAAGAATACTCTTAATAAAGAAAAACCTAATGAATTTGAACATAGTAAATCTGCTGCTTCTTATATAAATAGAATTGCTGGTTATGATAACTCTATGATGAATCAACATTTTCTTATTGACCAAATTAAGATTCGTAATATTAACAATAATATTGCAGTGCTTAAAGGTCAATCTATTGCAGCAGATAATGCTCTATCTATCATGGGTTTTACTGAAACCAAACTCTCTGATGATTTTGCTATTCCTATTAGACTTAATTTTAGTGATATTTCTGGATATAATGAAGATATTCCTAATAAAGCTGAATGGGCTAAGAAACAAATTCTTAAAGCTTTTAAAGAAGAGAAGTTATCTAATGGAGAACGTAGTATTGAAATTAATGTAGATGATAGTACAATCACTGTTTGGTGTCGTAGTTTATATAATAATGATTATGGTACTTGGACAGATATAAATGATGAACCTATATCAGCTCAACGTTCTGAATTAACTTCTCATATTCTTGATGCTGTTAAAGATAATCTTTGGTTTAATCTTAATACTTATACTGTTGGTAATACTGCATTATTAGCTTCATTTCCTATAAGTTGGAATGCTAATTTAAAAACTAAAAATGCTAAAGTTGAAGGTGTTAATAGATATATTTATTCAGCTCTTATTGAATCTCAACAAATTATTAGTGATTTTGTTACTAATATTTCTATTAAATCTATAGAGAACTCTAATAACTTTACTAATATTAGTTTTCATAATGTTCGTAGTGATTATATGATTGACGTCGCAACTGTTATGAGTAAACTTCTTATTGATAAAGGTGAATCTCTTAAAGATTTTATTAAAGACTATTTTGCATTTAATCAAGATAATGTAGGTCTTAAAGCTGTTATTAATAAAATTAATAAATTTCTTGCACAAGAAGATTTATCTAATTTTACTATAGCTAAAGCTCATGAACATGGTTTAACTATAAATCAAAATCAAGTTCAAGCTATGGCTAAATTTATTGAAGCTCTTGCTGAAAAAACTGGAATTACAGCTTATGAAATAAATAGTGGAATTAAGAATAAAGCTAAAACTATAACGGAACTTGATTCTTTATTTAAAGAAGGTCAAAACTACAAACATAATGTTGAAGATCTTGAAGCATATGCTAATTATCTTAATCGTCAACTTGAAGTTTTAGATTACTATATGTACGTCGATAAAGCTGTAAATGCTATGAAACGTGCGCAAGGATGTCTTATTACTGAAAAGAAAGGTGCTGGTCCTAAAACTTCTGAAAGTAATAAACTCTTTGAGTCTATTGCTATGCTTCAACATAATGTTAATACTTTAGTTCAAAATGCAAAAGACGCTAAAGTTCCTGACACTATGATTGATGAACTTCTTTATAAATATTATAGTGTAAATGCTATTACAGATAAAGGTAAAGTTATAGATGATTGGATTGATAAAGCAAATGATTATCTTTTATCTATTACAGATATTGAAGATAAACCTATTCAATTAAGTAAACCTAAATCTCCTTTTAGAATAGGTAATCAATCAATGATTGAAGCTATATTTCCATCTATTACTGATCCTAATTGGACTATAGAAGATAGTGCTTATCCTATTCTTCAACAACAATTATATTCTACTAATGAGATGTCTGTTAATATGTTTCATGATATATTTATTAGTGAGAATCCTCTTTTCAAAGATAAGATTAATTATTGTATGGCTAAACTTGGTCAGAATAATAATCCTGAACTTAGAGAAGCTCTTATTAATTATGCTATAATTGATAAGATTCGAGATATGTCATTCTTTAATGATAATAGTAAAAGTCCAGAAGCTGTTCTTGAAGATAGAGCTAAACTTTTAGGTTGTACTAGAATTATTAAGAATGATAAAAATGAATTTAGATTCCAATTAGCTACTGATTTATCACTTACATCAGTTAATCTTAAAACATGGTATAATGAAACTGAAAATAGACCTTATACTCATGCTGAAAAAATAGCTATGTTTAAAGATTTACCAGTAGGTATTCAATTAGCTATGGTTAAAAATACATTAACTGATGGTAAATATGTAGTAGTTAATGGACAATATATTACTAAAGGCAATCTTAAGCTTAATCCTAATCATATTCTTTCTTTATTGTCTTCAAATACTATGGAAAGTCTTATTATAAGAACTGGTTACATAGGTATTTCGACTAAAGAAAGTGATGATGTTGATTTCACTAGAGATACATTCTTTCAACTTATTAATAGTCCTGATGAGTATTGTCGTATTCTTGGAGAAAATCTAGTTAAATATGCGTTTTGGATTAATAAACTTGATTTCGGTCGTAATCTATCTAAATATATTCCTATTGATCTTTATGGTAGATTTAAAACTAAAAATGATGGTTATATAAGTGCTTATAAGACTACTTGGGGAGATCAATTCGATTCTATTAATTTTGAATCTATTGATGGTACTAGCGATAAAGATATAAGACTTGTGATGAGAGAACAAGGTATTACTGATGGAGGTAGTAACTTTAGGTCAAATAATGCTGCTCTTTATAATTATGCTAATGCTTTATATGCTAGTCAATCCAATGAAGATAATATTCTTCTTAGAGATAACGAAGAACTTGATCGTTTTATTGAAGCATTTGTTAGAGCTAATTCTGAGAATACTCGTATCGTTAAATATATGAAACCTGAATATATTTATGATACCAATAGTGGTAAACAAAGAGTTAAAGATCAAACTCCTACTTTTACTAAGATTACTAAAAGCAATTTATCAAGAAATGCTTTTGGACTTAAAGGTGGAGTTGCAAATGAATGGCATAATGATGTTGATCCTGAAGTTCGACAGTATATAGAAGATGCTCTCAATAGTATTCTTAAAGATGCAATTATTGTTAAACACAATGACGTATGGAATATCGTTGGTCAAATGATTGTTGAACCTACAGCATTTGTTAATAATTCTCGTTATGCTAATGATATGTATCTTAAGACTCGTGAAAAGGTTATAGATAAAGAACTTACTGGTCTTAAGAAATCTTATAAAGCTAAATTACCTGAAGGTACTCTTTATAAACGTTTTGATATTAATGATTGTACTTTTTATTATCCTATTAATAAAACGTTTAAATCTGAATATTTAACTACAGCTAATGATTACTTTAAATATAACATTGAATCTCAAGAAATATATGAGAAAATAGCTACAGTTCTTAGTAAGTTCTATCGTAAATTTAATAGTTCTGTTACTAATACTGAATCTCATGGAAGTTTAACGCAAGCTATTGATGCAGCTACAAGTAATGCAGATATTACTATTTATATTGGAAATGAATCTGATACTAATAGAGGTCTTATTGCTAATTATTCTGTAATTACTATACCAACACAGAGGCTCATCGAGGATTCATATAATATCGAAACACTGCCTGCTAATATCAAAAATTTGGCACTAATCGCCAACGGAGAGCCACTTTCTCAACTCGAACAATTAAAAGTTCAAGGACAAATTTTTAAAGGCTTAGAGAGCCTTATTCAAAGGCTAAATCCAACAAATATTAGTGCAATTCAGGCTGATGGTATTAATGATATTATAGTTGATTATATTGGTATTAAAAAGAATGTTACAACTACAGTTCATACTATTAATAGTACAACTCCTAAGTTCTCTATGGTCTTAGATACTCAATTTGTAGCAGATGATAATACTGGATTAGGTATATCAAATCTAGAATTTATTAATACTCTTTATGAAGTTGAGAAGACTGCTATTGGTAATACTAAGTTACTTCGTGATGAAATGTCTATTATGGGAGAACTTAATACTGATTTAGAGAAACTAGACGCTAGAGCTAAAGATGAAATAGCTAAACTAGGTAGGGACATGAATAGTCTTCCTAATTATGTTGATACCTTCAAGTATAATGCTAGAATATTTGAGAGTGTTAAAGATATAATTAATAATATAGTCATCGATTTAAATACTAATAGCATTTCTGATTTATGGACTAAGAAAACTCCTGCTGATCGCAAGCAATGGGTTACTGATTTAAATAAACTTAGTAGTCTTATTAAATCTCAAACTTATATTGAAGATTTAAATCCTATTGATGAAGTAAGTTTTGAAAATGCTTCTCAAACTATTAAAGATTCAATTAAAGATTTTAATGAAGCTCTTCTTAATCTTAAAGGTTTATATGCGGAAATAATTCCTCTTAAACGCAAAGTTATTGATGCTTCTAAGATTTATTTTGGTATTATGATGAATCAAAAATCACATAATTCTAGCTTTAATACTAAATTTAAATATATTCAAGATAAACTTGTTGAAACTGGATTTGAATCTGATGATATTGGTCCATATCTTGTAACTGAGAAAGATATTCAAGAAAATATACGTACTATGTTAGGTGATAATCTTGATTTATCTACAGCTATTAAATGGTTAGATTCTGCTGCACAAAGTGGAATTCCTATTATTGATACAGTTCTTTCTCAATATGAACTTCATGCTCTTAATGCTACTGAATTTGCTCTTAATAAAAACAAGCAAACATTTGCATTATTCAAGAAGTATCCTAACTTCTATTCAGAGAAATCTAATGGTAAACCTAATATCAAATTTTCACAAGCTCGTTCTAATGATTTTAGATCTAAGTTTATTAATGATAATAATGCTCAATTAACTACTCCATTTGATATAGTTAAAGCTGCATTCGATTATGCTCAAGCTAAAGCCTCTATATATGATGAATATATTCGTGAAAGAAAAGCTCTTGAACCTTCACTTGAATCTGATGATTTTATTATAGTTAAAAATGCACAAGATGCTTTAGCTAAACTTGAAAAATCTCATATAAAACGTGTGAAAGCTGCTGGTAAAGGTATTTATTCAACGATAAATGTTTCTATTCCTGCTGAATATAAAGGAAGACTTGAATTAAAACTAGAAGATGTATATGCTAATCCTAAAGCATATTTTCCTAACCTTACTGATACTGAAGCGTATTATTATACTAAACTTATAGAACGTGTTTATAAATCTAAGATACGTAAGAAGTTTGCTCAAGTAAATGGTATTAAACTTAAAGTTCAAGGTCAAACTACTAATAAAGTTCTTCTTGAAATTAAAGTTTGTCGTCCTGAATATCGTGATGGTAAATTTAGTAAACTTACTAGAAATGATATTGATATGATTGTTGAAATGCAAGAATTATTTGCAGAACTTAATGATGTTGCTATGCCTAACACTGTTAAAAGTGCAAACTTCTTTCCAACATTTATATCTGCTAGTTATAGAGATGTTCTTAAACAAGCTGTTGGATGGCACGAATTACAAGATGATGATTATAAGAATACATTAAGTGGTGAAACTCAATATTATCTTAAAGCTACAGCTCTTAATCGTCCAGAAGTTAGAGGTAGAATTAAATATGATCTTTATTCTATAACTAATGTTGATACTTATAATGCTTTAATTGAAAAAGCTAATAATATAGCTAAACATAGAAATTATCATAAGCCTATAACTTCTATTAGCGATATAGTTGAATATAATCAAACTCTATCTGATAAGCAAATGAATGAGCTTAAAGATAGAATGAATTATGATCCTCTTAATGTTACTCTTAATTACATTAATCAACTTAAACGTATTAAGATTAATCGTGATTTTGAGCCCGAACTCAATCTTCTTCAAACTATTCTTTCTATGCCTGAGTTTCAAGCTAGAGAATACGGTGTTAAGAGTAAAAACATTATTAATAAAGTTTTATCTCTTTATACTAAGAAAACTGAAGTTGTTACTAAGAAAGGTAAAGATACTTATGCTTTTGAAAGATTTAAAGCTTTTTATGATGCTTTTGAAGGTAAGAATCGTATTAATATATTAACTGATCAACTTCTTAATACACTTCATACAGTTAATAGTAAATCTCTTATGTGGATGAACTTAACTGCTGCTTTAAAGAATATTGGTACAGGTCATATTAATATTGTAAGTGAAGCAACTGGTGGTGAATTTACTACTAAAGCTACACTTCTTAAAGCTCATGAAATGTATGTTAAAGCTCTTCCCTCATTATGGGCGTCACTTGGTGAATATACTTGTGATAATCTTGATGCAGCTTTAATGAAGTTAGCTGGTAATATTTTTGAAGATCATATTGAAGCTGGAGTAGATACTAAGACTAATATTGTTTCTCTTGGTATGTCTAAATGGGATAATATAATGTTCTCTCCTAATACTATTGGTGAACATTATCTTCAATTCGCTACATTCTTATCTGCTATGCAAACTCATAGAATTGTTGCTGGTTCTATTATGAACTATGATCAATTCGTATTCTCACTTAGAGAAAAAATGTTTGAACAAATGGTAGATGCTGATACCTTTACTAGATATAAAAATTATAAGACTAAACAAGAATCTCTTAAAGGTAATAATATTGAATTTGTAGATTATCTTTCAAGATTCATTTCTTATAAAGCTAATAACTTTACTAAAGAATGGAAAAACAATTATGCTAAAGCTTATAAAGAAGCACTAAAAGATGCCAAGAAAAAGTTTGAATCTAATCATACTACTCTATATGATGTATTTGAACTTAAAGAAGGTATTGCTTCAATTAAAGAAAATAGTGGTATAACTCTTGAAGATTTTGCTAAATTCTTAGGTAAAGTTAAAGGCGTTAATCATAGTCTTCATGGTATTTATAATACTTTTGATAAATCTATGCTATCTGGTAAGATGTGGGGAGAAGTTATTCTTCAATTCCGTAAATGGCTTCGTCCTAACTTTATTAGATATTGGGGTAAACGTGTAGGTAAAATTGTATTTGATGAACGTCTTGAATCTTATAGAAGTGGTGCTTACATGGATATGATAAATTTTATATTATCCAATGGTAAAAGTGCTTATAGAGAAACTATTGATAAAGCTATAGAAAATAGCGAAGATATTGATTTTGCTACTAAAGCTAAAGCTATATTCAATGGGTTCTGCGGTTTATTATATTGGTTCAAAGATATAAACTTTAGATATAATACTTTACCTCAAGCTCAAAAAGCTAATATTAAAAGAGCTATGTTTAATTTTACAACTCTTGTTGGTTTATCTCTTGTTGCTGCAAGTATGTATACTGCATCAGATGATGACGATGAACTTGATGAAAATCTATTCTTTGCTCTTGCTTGTTATACTATTTATGGTGTTCAAACTGAACTTTATGAAACTTCACCTTGGGGTCTTTATTCATTCTATAAACGTACTATGGAGGCACCTATACCTTTTGAAACAAGTATATCTAATGTCCTTAATTTTACTTATTGGACACTTATTGCTCCAATGATTGTAGATGATGAAGAAATGCTTTATGATAGAGGTACATATAAAGATGAAGATAAACGTTGGATTGCATTTAAGAAAACTATTCCGTTATTCAATCAATACAACAAGATGTTCTATTTACCAAAGAACAATACATATTATATGCAACAGAACCCAATACTACAGATGATAGTTGAACTAAATAAGTAAGGACTTCTGTTGGACTTAAAAAAAATGAGAGAGGGCTTTCAGATAATACTGTCAGTCCTCTCTCTTTTTGTGTCTATACTAAACCTAATACTGCTAGTGCTAACGCTAGATTCCTCTCGCTTCCACATCTATCCCTCTACCGGGGTCTGCATAGTTCCGCCATGCTTATAATCATTATATTGATAATTCTATTGGCAAACTTGTTAGTGATCATGATTATAAAGAATATACTCTTAATAGCATTAATAATGCTAAAGGAGCTTTCCAATCCCCTATAGGGAAAGTGCTTGTGGTTGCGTGCGAAACTAAGCATAGCACTTATAATAGCACTATGCTTAGAAGACTAATAATCAATTTCACTATCAACACCACATTCATTAAGTCCACCAAAATTAACTTTATTTACATTAACGATATAAGGTAAAATCTTTTTAATTTGAGTAGAATTAACAATAAAACTTTGATTAGTACCTGGATGTCGCATAACATACTTAATACTACCAATATAAAGATTAGGAGAAATGCGTTTATGTTTCTGCTTTTCAGTAGCAGTCATAGTAGCAAATCTATATACTTTATGCAAAACAGACCAATTACCAGTAAATTCATTAACTAAAGTTCCATTATTATCTCTAGTAATAATATTACCATCTACTTCAATATAACACGTATGTGTATATTCCATTTCCATTTAAGCAGCTTTTAATAGATCAAATGCAACATCATAAGCCTTTTGATTAATTTTAAATGCAGTACGTTTAGTTAAAGCATCAAATCTATCTTCAGGAGACTTATAATCTACAACATTATTAAGATAACTAGTAATACCATTATACAACCATAATATACTACCTCTGTGTAATTCTTGACCAACACCTGATTCAATAGTATCTATAACATTAGCTATTTTATTTTGAGTTTTAGCAGATATTATATCTTTATCAGCAGCAAATATATTAGTTCTAAGTTTCATGTGTTCTATTTGTTCATTATTAAGAAATAAATAAAACACATAATTTCTAAGAGTATTCTCATGAATCGTATGATTTTTAAATTCAATCAAAGATTCTAAAAGAACTTCATTATAAACATGAGTTGCTCTAATATTACTTACAGCTGACATAATAGCATTATGTACATTTTTAGTATGTTTAAAAGAAAATACAGAATCTGCATTACGAATAGCTTGATTAAGCATATTATTACAAATAACTCGAATATTAGTGACTGCACAAGTTATAGAACCAGAACCATCATGACTATTAGTAAACAATAAATATTTATCAACAGTATCATTATTGGTAATTTTCATAGGGTCAGGAAATTTAGCGGTAACTAACATACTAGCTCCATCTCTATAACAACCTGCGGTCTCAATTCTAACTTCTTTATCATAATCACAAATCTGATTAATAAAATCAAGAGCTGCTGAATTTTGAACAATTTCATATTTAGAACCAACAGCACCAAATACATGATTATTATCTTCTCTATAAGTAGCAAAAGAATTTGGAACTTTATAAAGAAGAAACTTATCTGGATCATTAACGTCAGCAAGACGAACACGAGTTTCTTTAATACCAACTTTATAATCTAATCCAGCTTCTTTAATTGCCTCTTCAACACTTAAATCATTAATAGGTTTACCCATTTCATTAAATATAAGAGGACGTCTTTGATAATTTACAAAAGGCATACAAGTTTTGTTTAAATAGTTAATTACTTTCTAATAGTGACAACATCCTTTTCACCAAGTGTCCAAGCATCAAGACCTTCAGGTTCAGTATCAAGTATATCTTTAAGCTCCTTATTAGATACTTTAACTTTAATATCTGAATCATCTATCTGGATTCCTGCATTAGAGGCCATTTCCCGCAATTTGGCTGCTTGTGGTATTGTTAATCCACTGGCTATATTTATGGTCGCAAATGCGCTAATTTGGGGCAAATTTGGCATATCTGATATGGAATTGTCGCTGATATGCTGGACAACTGATAAGGCAAAATGATTATATAAGTCATTATCAGTTTCAATAGTTTTAGTCTTACGAACGTTAATAGTAATAACAGGAGTTTTATAAGAATAAGCTCCAGTTTCTTCTTTAAGACCTGTATCTTTATTTTTCTTGACTACAGGATCACCATATTTATAAACAGCTTCTGCAATAGCATCTTTAAGTTTATCTTGATTCTTTTCAAATCTAGCAATACGATCATCAAGTGCTTTTTTGTATTGTTTCAATAAAGCAATATCATTAGAATATCTATCTATTACAAAAGAATAAGCATATAGTTTATTATCTAGTTCTTCTTGAGCAATCTCAAGTTCAGAAGCAAGAGATTCATCTAGTTCACCTTCATTTTCTATAACTTGATTAAATATATTATCAAGTTTAGCTTGTATTTCAAACAGATTCATCGAAATCTAATTCAGTTTGGTAATGAGTATAATCTTCAATATCTTTAAAACGAACAACAATATCTTTAACAAGTATTCTATCTATATTATATAGAGAATGTTTACCATTCAGAGGTTCATAAACAAGAATTTCATCTTTAGAAACTTGTTGTTTAAAAGTCATAGGAATATCTAAAGAATGACCATGAAAAACTGTAGTAGGACTACCATATAATTTTAGATATTCTCTAATAGGTATAAATGCTGCAATTTTATTTACTTGCACTTTTACTCGTTCTGTCATCTTGTGCTGCCTTTTGAGATACACGAATAGAATCAAGATGATCTTTACATTTTTGCATAATCACGTGCATATTCTCATGAGCTTTACCATATTTATCATATAGTCGTTTTTCAATTATATTATTCCAATCTTCATTATAACCGGTATAATACATTTCACTTTTAACGCCTAAAAATAAATATTCACGTGCATCTTGCGCAGGAAGTTTAAGTTCATCTTTAGCTTCATTATATAAGATTTCATCAAGAATAGAAGCTCTAATATAATGATAACAACGTTTAGCTTCAATAGCTTCTGTATTTTGATAAAGACAAAAAGCAATATCTTCATAATCATAAAGTTTATCGATTTTATCTTTATTGATATTAGCTTCTTTAACATCAGCTAAAAATCTTTTCATACAAGAATCAAAAATACTATAATTAATCCAATGAGGTAAACAAAAAGTAATACCTTCAAATTTACTATTATTAGAATAATCACACCAACGAGTAGATTCAACAGCCATAGATTGAACACGTTCACGAACAAGTTCATCTACAATACTTCTAAGAGTAGTAATATATGCACTCATACGAGCAAAAGGACTATTAAATTTTGGAACAAACCATGCAACACCTTGATCTTTCCAAATATCATCTCCTTCCATAGTAGAAGTCATAACAAGTTGCTTAGCGAAATCTGAATCAAAATCATAAACAACTCTAAGATTACTATAAATATAACAAAAAGGATTTGTGCTAGTTACAGTATCTGTTCTAGTAGTAAATCTAGAAAAAGGAGATTTTATAATAGCATTTGCAACAGTTCCTAAATCATTTTTATAACCACAAATATAAATAGGACAATGCTCTAAAATAGAAGTATGACCTTTATTCATAAGCATAAAAAGAAACTTCTGATAAGTTCCAGGACAGGCGTTACTTTCAGATTTATAACAAAGACGACCAGCAAATTCAGCTAATTGAAGACCACCTTTTAAATTATGAGCTGTATGAATAACAGCAATAGGTTTAACGAATTGCATACTTACATATTTAATTTGGTTTGACCATCAGCATCAATAGTATTATATAAATCGAGTAAAGTAGATTTAAGATAAGTATTAATATTAGATTTAATATCATTATCACCATTAGTTAAACCTAAAATACTAATTTCTCTATTATCAATTTTTATATGATAATTTAATACTGCTTCAATAATGCTTTCATTATCAATAGGTAAACAAGTATTAATTGAATCAGTCTTAACAGTGCATCTACCACCAAGTCTATGAATTTCATCAACAATATACCAAACAGCTTTTTCTAAATCTTCAATTTGTTTATTAATAGAAGATTTATCAGCATCGATTTTAAGCCCAGCTCTCCATAGATATTTAATAGCATTACCTACATTAAAATTTCTATGACGAGTAATATCAATACATTCTATACCACTAGGGTCAGAAGCATAATGTTTAGGATGATTAACATTATCTTTTTTAGCCATAACTTATCGATTATCCCCTGAACCATGAAGTTTACCTTCAGATTTACGTTTAGATAATTTATCCACATTAAGCTTTGCAATACCAGATAATTCAAATCCTATAGCATCAGCTATACGAGAAATATACCAAAGACAATCACCAAGTTCTTTAGCTATTTCTAATTCATCAGTTACATTGAAATTACCATCTTTATCACGATAAATTTTTTTAATTTTATCTGCAACTTCACCGGCTTCACCAGTAAGACCTAAAGCTTTATACCCTATATTAAAATCATTATCGGGATATATATCTGTAGTAGCAGTAAACTTTTGATATTCATCAAATTCTTTCATAATATCAATTTAATTTTAACAAGGAATAGTATCACTAATAATTTTCCAATCTGTTGCAAACATATCTTCTCCATTAGGAGTATAATAAGTGATATGTCCATCTTTAAAAACACAAATCTGATTAATATAATTTATTATAGCATAATCCTTTTTTAATATTTCATTTTTAACAATATCAGGAAGACTTTGCATATTAAGAATTATATTTGCAGAAATAGTAGCAGGAATTTGACAAAATATAAACTTATGTCCTTCCCAACTACTTCTAAAAGCAATAGCTTTTTTACTTCTAACGGCTTTAAGAGCTTCTTCAAATATCATAATAACAATTTTAGATTAAACAAAAATAGCCGCTAGTCAATTAAGACCAGCGGCTTTAACCGAGTGATTCACATCAATATCGGCAAGTGTCAAAATAACTAATTAATATATGCGTAGCGGAGTTACCGCTTAAAAACATATTTCAACCAACTTCCCCATTTACGACCAATAAGAGAACCTTTAGTTTTCATGGGTATAAATTCAATATATTTAATGTTCTTAGCATCATCAATAAGATTATTAATGATAATATTAGATGCATTAATTCCTTTAGAATGTATAAGAATTGATCCATCTTCAATATGAACTCGAACATCATAATCATCAACATCTAACTCATTATGTCTAGCTTCACGTTCAAATGAAAGTTCTTTATAAGCTTGACCTTCAGTAAAGAGTTTAAAGAACCATTCAATTACATACCAAATATAAAAGAAAATACCAAGAAGATCATTTTGTTGTTTAGTATGTGAACGTTCATGTTGAATAAGATGAAAATATCTACGAGAATTTCTAATAAAATATTTAATCCTACTTCTATCTTTATCTTTAATATAAAGTCTAGCAAATAGATTAATAGCAATAAATTTGCCAAAAGGAATAGTTTTACTAAAATAAACTCTCATAATCTAATCATCTGAAAAATTATAATCAACTATATCTTTCCAAGTATTATTAGGCATACAACCTTTATAATCTGGAATAATAGCTTCCATAAAATCATCAATTTTCATAGAAATAACAGTACAAATATACATATCTTGAAGACGAATTGTACTATTTTCATCACAGAACTCATTACCTTTACTATTGGGAATACCAATACTAACAAGAGCTGCTAAGAAGTATCTACGAAACATTTCTTTTGTAACACTAGAAACAGCATCCATAATTAAGCTTTCTTATAGATATATTTATCACAAAGAGCTTTAATACGATTAGAAAGATGTTCCATTTCAACTTCAATCGTTTTAGCTGCGGAAAGATAAGTAGTAATATTAAGTTCACCAATAAATTCTGGAAATAACAACATATTAACTTTAGCTTTATAAGTATTACCAGAATCATTTTGAGCAATCCATGCTTTAGGATTAGCATAAAAACTAAATGTATCAGTAGTTTTAACTCTTGAATTAAGATACAAAGGATTAAGTTTAGGAAAGAAAGAAAATATATGATTATCTGAAGGAGATTCAGTTGAAGTCATAACTTCATTTTCTAACCATTCCTCAACAGCTTCTAAAGAACTAAACATTAATCTAGCTGAACATTTTGCTTTAGCAATAGGACTACCTTTAGGAACTTTATATTCTATTATTTTAATATGATCTTTGATTAAACCGTAAGTATATCTATTAAACATTTTAACAGCATGATCACGAGATTCAACTTCAGCAGCCATATTAAAATCAATAGTAACTCTAAATTCAGGAGTATAAGCTAAATCTATATTTTCATTATCAATAAGATAACCTATATTCCAAATCTTATAATAACGAGAATTTTCATTGTTACCATCAAAGAATTCAATAGGAACATTATGAACATAAATATAATATTGAATCTTAAGAAGAGTTTGATAAAATACAAATTGATTACCACTTGTAACAGGAATAAAATCTCCATTTGTATCAAGAATAAAATTAATATTGGTATTAAGCCAATCAATTTCATCTTTATGTAAATCATTAATTGTTCTAATATCTTTACAAATATAAGGATTATCTGGAGAATCCATTCTTACAAGAGATGGAACAGTAATTCCATTTACGGTAATAGGTTTATATTTATCAGAAGTAATAGCTAATGTAGCAAGTTCTTCTTTTACATTAGAAGTTTCTTTAAAAACATCTTTAGCTTCATCAATTTCTTTAAAAGGATTGTCTACTTCCATATATTAATCATCATTACTTTCATAATCACGAACTCCATAAGCATTAGCATTAAATGGAATTTTTTTATCAGTTCTTTCATAGAACTTAATAGCAAGTAATTTACCAATGAATTGATTTCTATGACCTAAAATATAATCACTTGTCATAGTTTCATCAGTAACACCATTATAAACAGATGTAGGTTTAACTTCAAATATTTCATTATTTAAATCATTCCTACATTTAAACTTAGCATATTCATAAGTAATCTCTTTACCATCAATAACTTTTGTTATTTTATCAACAAGTATATCAAGACAAAGACATTCAGTTTCTTCACAATGTTTGGCTTTCATCATAGTTTGTGGACGAGAACCGAACTGATATTCAGCAGTTTTAACTCGAATTACACAACCTTCATAACCATGCTCAATACAAGCGTCTCTATAATCTTCAACATCTTTATCATTTTCAACATTAATTATAGAACATAATGCTACAATTTTAGCTTTAGTTGTACAGCCATGTTGACAAATAGAATTTTGAATAAATATAGAATCAGAATCATCTTGAAGTATAGCTTCAAGTTTAGCATCATTCAGTATAGATCTTCGTAACCAATATCTATCTATATTAGACATATCAGGAATACTAAGATCAAAATTAACAAATTGAAGTTGTTTATGAAGAGGATTTTTAGGATTACGAGCAGCACCACCTATAGTTGTATTCTTTTGATCTTTAATATAAAGCTCACCATCAAAAGTAATATTCTTATAATCTTCTCGATAAAATACATATCTATCAAAAGCATCTTCTATATGTTTTACATTATAACGAAGACCTTCTTTACTACGAATAACAACCTCATGACTAATACCAAATAAACCGTTATCAACAGCTTCATATTTTATAGTACAACGAACACCATTTATTTTAGGATCAGCCATAGCACCATCAGAATAATCAAATATACCTCTTTTCCACTTCTGACACTTCATAGGTTTATCTACATTATTTGCATCAGTAGCGAATTTAGGAATAACATTATCGAGTAAATCATGAAGTTGATTTGCACTTTCATACATATCATCAGTAATACCATACATTTCGGCTGTCTTATAACCTCTGTCGATTTTACGCTTGATTTGGCTATTATAAGACGTTTTTGTCGAAGCTGATATAATTACTTGTCCGACGTCCGAAAGTCGCTCAAATAAGCCAAATGATACCTTATCGTTGATTCCATTAGTGCTTATTTGCCAATACACGATACGTCCTAGAGCATCACGTTTATAAAGAGTAGTACTCTTATCATCCCCATATACGCTTGCCATCTTCATCAATGTTATGAAGTAAAACAATAGCATGAGTTGGATTATTATAAGCAATTAGCATACAATTCCAAGAATCACGTATAGTCTTATGAGGAGCATAAGCTATAGTTTGAAAGTTCTTATGACAGAAACATTGATAACTTCCAGTAAGCGTTTGTTTATTGTGAAGTTTACCTTGAGTTACTTCAAAAAGACTTTCAATAATCTTAAAATCATTATCAGATTTAATCTTAGTTTCACCCATAAATGCTCCTTCTTTAAAAGGATTAAACCCCCAAGTATGAATGAATTGACCTAATTTAATTTGAGAGTTTTGATATGACATCTTACTCATTACTTCACGTAAATCAGTAATAGCTTTAATAACTATAGCATAATCTTCTTTATTCATTGGATAAAGAAAATATCTAGTACCATCATCAAAACGTTTCAAAGGAATACCATCACATAATAGACGTTGTGCATCAGGACACAACTCTTCTTTCTTTACCATTTACGATTTCATTTAAATACATATTAGCAAATTTCTTTTTAACGAAATTGTAATCAGTAATACGAACTAAATCTGTAGGATCTTTAGCACTATAACCTTTAGTCATAAATAAAGCTGTAAAGCCATAATTCTTTTCATATTCGATAGCAGATGTAAGACCTGTGTTATCTGTGTCAAGCATAACATATATTTGAGATTTAGTAGTTTTTCGTAAAACATCAACAATATCGTCTGGAAGTTTTGCAGTTTCACTAGCAATCACATAAACTCCAACATCGTTAATTCTAAGTTCTTTCAATAATCGTAGTATTAGCATTTTATCCTTTTGAGATTTAACTATTAACTTATATGTAGTATTAGCTAAACTATCAAGATTTTCAAGAGGACATTTGTTATTTGTAATAAAACGATTAGCAGTATGCTTATTTCTAAATGGAAAATAAAGTTTAATACAACCATCATTAACTTGATATTCATAACAAGGATCATGACGAGTATAATAATACGGATTACTAATACCATCAATCTTAAAAGATTCAACAACTTTAACAAATCTATCAACTAGATCATTAGTAATACCAAATTGATTATAATACTTGTAATCATAAAAGGATGTTTTACGATTTACAGTTGTAATAATACGAAGTTCATTATTAATAATTCTATTTTGACTTTGATAAACACGACTAATGTAAGGTGAATCATTCTGCACATCAGAAGCATATTCAATAATATAAGAACAAATATCAACGAAATCTTTATTATTAGTACAATTCTTTTTAAGAACTAAACCAACAATTTCAAATACATCACCTCTATAACGATAATCAGCAAAGTCACGAAAAATTAACTTATTACCATACCATTTAAAACTAACAGAAGGATTAGGATCATAACGAAGAGGATTAGAGATTTTATAATTGCGTAAACAAATACAATTATTTATCTCTGTTTCAGGAATATTAAGAAAGACAGAATAAATATGTACTTGATCAAGTGTATTCAAAATATAATCTTTATCACTTGTACTCCACATATTTACATCTTTTGTAGCATTTGCAGTCCCCAGTAGGGAACAAGACTGTGGTCGAGAGCGGAGCGTTTGCAACACTAAGCACCAAACCAATAGAAACAAAAAAAAGAGGGTAGATTTCTCCACCCTCTTCAAAAGTCTAAGTTACATCTTAATATTTTCCAACTCCACCACCGTTACCAGCATAGCGATTCTTCAAAGCGTTAATAGTATCAGCATTTACACCTTGACCTTGACCGTAATCCATAGCAACTCCAGCTTCAGCAGCAGCACTATTTGATTTCTCATCTTTGTCAGCATCTTTTGAAAGTTCAACAGTTTCACCCGGAAGAATTTCAATAGAAGGTTTTTTACCGTTAATAACACGTTCAATATAACCTTGACCAACAAAGCCCGGAGTACAAAGATATTTACGATCTCCATAGTGAGCAAGAAGTTTCATCCAAACAACGATAGGTTCACCTTTTTCATCTAAGAATACAGGCTTACCATCTTTACCGGCATTAAACGCTTTAACAAAGAACTCACAGAAAGCTCTCCATTGAGCAATACGTTCATTAATACCAGCGTTCATATCAATGGGTTGAGGAAAACCTGGTTCAACAAAGTTAGGACAACCGATATAAGCGTCAAGACGATGACGACAATTGCGATAAGCTTCAGTTACAATAGAAGTAAATGTTTTAACATCTACTTGTGTTCCATCAGTTTTACGAGTAGTAACTATACGGAAAGAATCGGTATAGAAACGATCAACTTCATCACCAGGAACAGGTTCTTCTTTATAACGGAATACGATCGTAGGAACTGGAATACCCGCATATTCATACGTGGAAGCGATTCCATTTTCATCTACTTTTGGAGTTTCAGTATCCTTAATCTCTACAGACACGAGATGAGCTTGACACAAATTGTTGAACTCTTCACGAGGTTTAAACTTCTTATCTTGGGTAACAACAACTTCACCAAAATTAATAACACCAACTTGACTTTTATTTACTTCACTCATTTTATAAATAATTTAAAGAGTAAAAAAAAGAGGAACCTTGTTAGTTCCTCCTTTTGTAAGATAGATTCCAAATTAATGGATTACTTATAGAAGATTAAATATCTTCATTTTCAGCTTTTGCTTCTTGAGCTACCTCAGCTTCTGCTACTGGTACATCCTCAACAGCTACCGGAGCATCATGCTTCTCTTCTGCCTCATCAGCTGCTTGTTCAGCTTCAACAGAAGGATCATACGGACGTTCGATAACTTGAGCATTAACACAAGCGTAGATTCTCAACATAGAACCATCAGAGTTCGGATAGTCAATACCGGTATCAATAAGTTCGTAGTGAACTTCACGATTTGCAGTGTACTTAGTATAAGGTTTACCTTCAGAATCTTTCTTATCAATTCCGTAAGCATAACCAAGCTCAGCTAATTTATCAGCAGTGATAGCTTGCGCATCTACAGTATTCTGCAAGAATTGTGAATAACAAGCTGCATAAGAGCAGAACAATTTACGTCCAGTCCCTTTAGCTTTACCAACAGCAGCTAACGTCATCATATCATCAGTTTTCATTTTAGATACCATGATGAAGAACTTCTTATTAATATCGTTTTCACATTGATCAGCAGTTAAGACCATAGCTTTCATATAGTCACCTGTTTCAATGTTCAACATTTTAGAAGCAAGACCGTTAATACACATCTTATTGATAGAGATATTAACAACAAGCTCCGGACGAATCTCATCACTAACTTTAGCAGCTTTAGCTACAGTTTCAAAACGACCTTCATTGATACCAGCTTTCAAGAAATCAAAATTCATTTTTTCCATGACTTTAACTTTATTAATAGTTTATGTAAGATAGATGTTTGCAATAGTATTACCACAAACGGTATTTAATTTTTAATAATTAGCGTTATCATCTGCTTCTACATATTGAATATCAATAGTATCATCATTAATTGACTTAACATCTTTAAGTTCAACATCACAATACATACCATTAAGAATATCATTAGCGCAGATACGTGCAGCAAGCATAATTGCCATTTTTCTCATAAGCGCACGTGTATGTTTATCCCAATTATCTTTACCTTTAACATCAACGCCCGTTATAGAATGTTTACCCGATTTAAGACCTGCATCTATAGCTTCTTGAAGAGTATAAGAAATAGTAGTTTTCTTACCTTTTCTAATAAGTGAAACAGTAGTACGATAAGTGTCAATAACACGACTAACAGGAACCATACCTTTTTCAGCCATCGCAGCCCTAACATAATCATCATTATATTCATCTACATCAATATGACGATCAGGATTAAATTCAATAATAGGTTTATCAAGTTGTAAATTGAAATATTTATACACAGGAACAAAATCTTCATCAATATCAATATCAATATGATGTTTATTAAGACATCCTTCAACAACATTGATACCTGTATAAACTTGTCTAGTACCACCACTTTCAAAACAGAAAATATTCTTTAAAGAAGCAGTAACACTAAGACCAAGAGTTTTACCTAACTCAACTTTTTGAATTGCATCAAGATTAAGATTACGACCATAAGCGAGAGAAGTCATTGGAGAAAGACCTAATTCTTGCCCAGTTAATAAACAAGTAACCATATTATCGATGTTAATAACTTCAGTGGCAATTCCATCTTTAACAACATTTTCTTTAAATCTCGCACCAAGATCAGTATTAATTAAACTTTCAGCAAAAGTTCTATATTCACCAAGAACAGCGAGATTACGAGTAATTACATCTTTATTTGCTTGTGCAATAGCATTAGTAGAATCAGCTTTAACTACACTTGCATTAGCACCGTCTTTCGTAGCATCATTTGTAATAACTTCTTCACTCATTTCGTTTGATTTGTTGTCTTTATTTTCCATTGGTAAAAGTAGATATTAATTCTGATATTAGCAACAATGGCTGTAACTAAATCAGCAAAAAATTAAAATTTAACATCTTTAATGCTGTTTGCCCACACAATATCAGTAGTAAAACTACGTTGTGCATCAACTAGCTTTTCTTTCTCTTTTGACGTTTTATAATCGTCCGAATTAAGTGTGAAATCTCGCATATAAAGCCATATTATTAAGGTAGGCTTATTTATATATGGTTGTTCGATTTTGTCGTCTGATATAGTCTTAAATGGCTTGCAATATGGAGAGGTACATATAATAGTAGTAAGATCTTCCGTATCAAAAACCGAATTAGCAATTTCATCAGTAGCAATAATTGAAACATCACCATGTTCTAAATGTTTAAGACATTCTTTACGAATACCAGCTTCACCAAATACTTTAGGTTCACCTTTCTTAGCACCACTAGCATATAAATAAGGATTACCTTGAAAATCATAACATATTCTCGAAGATATACCTTTATACCAACACATACAATGATCTAAAGTTTCAACATAATTTGTAATAGAACGAGTCTTACTTAGAACAAGACCTTTACCTTTAATATTCTTAATAATAGCAGCAATAGCTTCTCGTTTATTAAGATTATTATTATATAACTCTAAACGCTTTTCTATAGCATCAGTAAATGCTTTAGTACGTGTAAGAATATTATTTGGATTCCAATACATTTCTACTTGCTTATTATAGTCATTAGAAAGATCAAGATCTTTTCTCCAACCCATAATCTCTGCAATCATAGAACGTACTGTTTCACTATGAATATGCTCAACTTTATCTGTTAGATTATTCACATAATTAACACCTTGATGACAAGCTTTAATTAAAGTCATATCATCTTCAACCATATCCATTCTAAGATGAGTAAACTTTTTAAATTCATAATTAACCATCTTAGCTTTACCTTTAAATATAGAAAGCATAGAACTAATTTGCTCAGTAAGCTGTTTATATAGTTCTTTTTCCTCATTAGTAAAATCAATTCCAACATTATATATAACATAAGGAGAAATCCAACCTTCTTCCAAAGCAACACCTTTAGTTATAATATCAACAACTGGAATACCAAGAGAAGTAAATGCTTTTAACATATTCTCAGGAATCTTTTTAGTAGTAACAAATAGAAATCTATCAGCAGCTACTTTCTTCATTTTCTTGAAATAAGTATCTTTATCATGATAAATACTATTTGTACAATCAAGCATAATAAATGTATCACAATATAAAAGATCTTTACCTTTATACTTAGTTGTAATACGTTGTATAAAACTATTAACATCTTCAATTATAATAGAAGATGAAGTTACATATTTACGAAGTGCATCCTTAATAGAATTATTAGAAACAACAATATGTACATAAGCTTCAACATCAGATTCATATTGCTGTAAATTTATATGTTGAATAACTTCATTAATTACAAGAGGAATATCAATACGTTCTGTATATTGAAATAAACCTTTATAACCAGCTTGTTTCCATTTAAGAATACCTTGATAAATACGTTTATATTTTTCAGAAATATTATATTCTTTCATACATCTTAATTAACATCAGCTAATTTAATAGTTTCTGAAATAGCTCTAGCACACATTTCAATTTCATTACGATTATATAAATCATCAATATAATCAGTTAATAATTCATATAATCTATAACCAGCATCACCAAGAATACGACATAGATCAAAAACAATATGTTTACTCATTTGATTATGATCATAATCTTTAATATCTTTACTATTAAAAGAATATTTAGTAAAGAAATCATCTAAAGCATCATGTAAATACATAACAGCTACAGCTTTATTAGCCGTAAATCTATTAGTATAAAATGCTTTATAAACTAAAGCTCTATCACGTTTCATATCTTACCAACCAAATAAATTACTACTATTGTTATTAATACCTCTACGTTCACCTTTACCCGTTTTACCGTTACCATAAAGAATTTTATTAGCTTCATTAATATAAAATCCAAAGTGAATATTATAATCATCTTTGTATTCATAATCATTAAACAAAGCTACCTTCTGTCCAGCAACAAGAGCTTTTTCATCTGTTATAACGCAATTGCTAATATCTTCTCCATAAGCTATATTATCAGAATTTTGAACAATAGCTTTTGTTATAGCACCACCACCAGATTTACAAATATAAAAACGATTATGTTTTTGACATTTAAGCCAAACAGGTTTACCATCTTTAATTGTCTTATAAATAGTTGTATATTTACTAGCAACTTTTTGACTAAAACAATAATCGTAAATAGCAGTTTTAGAAGTATTAATATAATTTTTAATAAATTCAGTTATATCAACACCATAAAGGAAATATTCTTTAAGAGCTTTCTTTACAACAGGATATTCATAACCTTTATTATATTCAGGTTCTTGAAGAAAATAACCTTTATACTTAATAAACTTATCTTCAATAGCAGCTTTAGAAGTATAAACATTACCTTTATTATCTGTCCAACTACCGCTACGATTATAAGATTGCAAAGCATCATAGAAACCATATCCAACAGCAATGTAATCATTAACAGCACTTCTACAATACTTTTCAAATTTCTCAGTTTCAAGAGTAAGTTTACTATATTCTTCCCATTCTTTACAAATATGATCAAATGTACCTTTACGATCAATAGGAAGTCTTATAAGTAAACCATCTGTATTAGCAGAAAGAACTTCAAATTTATTGAGTTCAAATGCTTCTATAAGATTACATAGTAATAATTGCAGATTAATAGTTACTGTATAAGTACACTCAGGATCATAAAGATAATCCATAGCATCATTCAAAGCACCATAAATACGATTAATCACAATCTTAAGAGCATCAGCTTCTAACTTACGACCATTGTGTTTTGCATCAAGACGAGTAGTTCTAAGCCATTCAACAATACCCAAAAATACTTTAGAAGATAAATGATGAGGACTAACACCATATTCAACAATAAAGCTAGGATACATTGAATTTACATCAGGGTCTGCAAGAATCTCATTAGGTTCAGCCCAAATGACTTTAGGATCATCTTTACTATGAAGACCTCCTTTTGCCATAGTATAACCTTTATCATGAGAAAGAAATTCTAAAGATTGAAAGCTTTTTTTCCAAGTAGTAATAGTAATATCACCGATATTTTCTTTTCTAAGTTCACTTTGTTTTGCAGCACCAATACCAATGAAAATACTATATCTCTGAATATTATCAAGAATAGCTCTATAAAAAGGAGTCTTAAAAGTAATACTATCTTTTACAATCTTCTTAATAGGTACAGCACTTCTTTCGGTTCTAAGATCAACAAACTCATAAGAAGGCATACCTGACCATTCAGAATAGAACTTAGTCATAAGATTCTTACCAATAGAACTACGTGACATATTACGTAAATCAATACCATACATCTCACTTAGCTTAGCACGAAGATCAAGTTCTTTCTGTTGATTTTTAACAAGAGCATCAGTACCTAGAACATCATTAATATTATAATCAGTGACAAGTTCTATTTCTTCTCTTTTAATACGATAACTCCAATGAATAGGTAAATCTTGAATACGATACCATTTAAGTACAATCATTACAGCTTTAAGCGCAACAAAGGTAGCATCAAGATAAAGAATCTTTTGAATATCAAAATCAGTAAAAGGACGAAAATATCTACGACCTTTATAGAAATCAAGAAGACGTCTATAAGTTTTACCACCCATATCTCTATCAACAGCTTTTTGAGAATGCTCGAACATAAATTCAGTTATATGCTCTTTTATACCATGAACATCTTCTCGAAGACCCGTCTTCCAATCAAATGTAGGAGCATAATGAATAAATATATCAAGCATAGTCATATCATAGTTAAAACTATTATAACCTATGATAATTTTATGAGTTTTAAAAAACATATATAGACCTTCAATACCACTACTAATATTATTAGAATCATCCCAAGATGCAGGAGTAAAGTTTTGTCGTTCATATTCATCTTCATGCCAAGCACGAAAGATTATAAACGTCTTAGCACCAACAGCATCAAGAATTTCTTTTTTATCTTGTACATTCTTCGCAATATCCGCAGCAATATATAAATTAATGACATCTTGAGGAATACCATAAGGAATGAAAGAAGCCATAAAACAATTCGGATAAATTTCCAAATCGTATATCCAACTAGTTGTAGGAGATTTAGCATTCATTTGAGAATAACCCATTGATTAACAAATTTACGATAAGCTATAATAGCTGTATCATAAGCACGATCAAGATAACTATAATCATTAATTTTACGCATTTGTTCAAGGCTTATAGTATAGATATGAATTTTACCATTAGGAAGCATATCAATTCCTTCACCATTTTTAGGAAGTTTCTTACCACCACTAATAATAAAATAAGGATCTTTACCATAAGTAATAAACATACTAGGTTCAACTCTAGCAATTTCTTTTTGAAGTCTAGGAAAACATTCAGTAATAGCTTTACTATCTACGGTTTGATATGTTCCACATTTAACAACAGAAGTGATATAAGATAATGCAAGTAATTTTTTATCTTCAAGAATACGTCTAATAAATGCTCCTGTACGACCACTAAGAATATATTTAGTCTTTCTATCAGCAGGACTAGGAGCAGTAACTAAGTGCATAATAGTTCCGCTCCCTTCCAGTCCTTGTCCCCTACTGGGGATTAGAGAGTTCCTTATACATAACTCACATTTATCACAATATTCATCTTCACGTTGATTATTAAAAACATCATCGAACATATTAGAAAATCTATTTGTCATCTAATATTCACTTTTAATAGAAATAGCTTCAAATAAACGCCTAGGTATAAACATATGACACACATCATTAAATGCAACATCATATCCTTCAAAGTCATTAGAATATTGATTAGACATAAAACTATATGTATCACAAAAATTAGCGAAAACAATAGGTGTAGCTGTAACAAGAACATCATCAATCATATATTCAGCTTCTTCTAATGTATCATATTCTTTTTGTGTAAGAGCCATATTAATAATATTTAGTGGAACTTAGAAAACCCCAGTAGGAAACAAGGAGTGGAAGCGTGCAACACTTTGCATCAATCTTGAATATCAAACATATCAAGAGCCATAATTTCAGGAATAAATAAAACTCCAAATGTACATGTAATTTTATAACCAATATCAAGATCATCATATTCATCAGAAGTAATACCATAATCCATTTTATATTCTTGATAAGTAACACGTTTACAAAAAAATTCATTTTCTTTTGAATGAACATATTTATATTCAGTCGTATTACTTCCTATTAGCTTCGGTTGTATCGGCATAAACTATACTTCCATCTTCATATCTAAGTGTTGAACAAACAACTGCCGTAAGATCATATCCTTTTTTATTAGCATATTCTCTTAAGAAATCCATTTTACCAACACTATCAACATTTAAACCACTAGCAAATAAATGTTCTTCGAGAACTTGAACAGGACTCATAGAACATTGTTCAGCTACCCAAGTAATAGGAACCATCCAACGATTATTAATAATACGTTGATTACTACCCATACCACAAAATCCAGCCCAGCATTCTTTAAGAACAAAGAGCTTATCTATATTTTGAATTTGTTCTTCTTTAGTAAGCATAATTTAATGTTTAAATACTTTATCAAATTCATTTTCTTTCATAAGAATCATATAACCCTTAACAGGAATATTAAGTGCAGATCTTTCAATAATAATAGCTTTTATACCATATCCTTGATCATTTATAGCAAGAATATAAATTTTATCATTACCTAATTTAGAAACACAATCATCACAAGGATCACTTAACATTCTCATAGGAGCTTCTTTATCTCCTTTAAGTTTACCTAATAGAGCAATACCTGTTTCTTTGCCACAAATAGGACAAATAGTAATACTTGGATTAACTCCATGTTTTTCACTAACTCTAATACCTTTACTCATAATTTTAAATAAGCGTGTTTAGTAGCTCTACTCATAGCAACATAAAGAAGTCTAAGAGCTTCTGCTGGATTACGACGAATACGTTTACCCCATTTAGTTTGAAAATAAATAATATCATCTAAATCAATGCATACATTTTCAAATGTTGAGCCTTGTGATTTATGGGCAGTAATACCGTATCCATAATCAATATCTTTCGTAACAAGTCTATTCTTATTAGCAGCATTAAGTCTAAAATCAGTCATAGTAAGATGAATATCTTTAAATCTAAAATATCTAAACCAACGACTTCTTTCAGTGCCTGTAAGAGCTTTATAATGAATAGCATTAAGCATAGCACCAAAGTTATCCATGTTAGCAGAATCCCAGAAATCTATAATTTTAAACATAGGAGTAACTTTACCATCAAATGCAGATCTAAGTGTAATACAATAACAAGCAAGACCATTATCTGATACATAATATCGTACATCATTAACCACATAATCTTCACTATTAATAATAATAGGAGATTTATATTCGTCAAATACAGTACGATATGCAGTAAACATATCATCTTTTGTTATCATACCTTGAGGATTATTTAGAACACCATCACGAATAAAAGTATTCCAAAAATCAATACACTTATTAGTAAAAGCAATAAGTCTAACATAATTAAGATTTTTACTAAAATTATCAGAACTAAACATTTCAATAACTTTAGTACGAAAATCAAATTTATTTAGAATAGTAAAACCTTCACCTGTAGCATTAGTTTCTTCACGATGATCAATAATATACTGATAAAAGTTTTGAGTATTATTAATCAAATCAGAACGAATAATACCAAATAATTCAAGCAAAGGATTACCAGCTTCTTGACGAACAATTTGTGTTAAACGAAATTGATGATCAGTATGAGTAAAAGTAGGACTAATACGATTATAATTATCTTCCTCATCTTTATTTTTAGTAACAACATAAGGAATCTGAAGTTCATCTCCTAAGAATAAAAGTTTACATCTGCATTGCATAGCCGTCTTTACAAGTAATGTAAATAAACCAGGATTAACCATAGAACATTCATCTATAATAACGAGTTTATAACTACGCATTTTCTGTTCACCTATAACCTTAAAAGATGGATTTTCAATATTATAATCTTCAATATCAACATCAGGTCTAAGACCACAAAGAGATTGAATAGTCATACCTTTACGACCAGAACTATTTTCTAATACTCGAAGAGCTTTATGAGTAGGTGCAGTAACACAAACTTTTTCTGTAATAAGATAACGTACAAGATGACGCATAATAAAAGTTTTACCTGTACCAGCATAACCACTAAGAGTAAAAGTTATACTTGAAGATTGCCACCATTGCCAAATAGCATTAATAGCATCTCCTTGCTGTTCTTTAAAATATGAAACATTAATTCGTTTAGCACTATTAAGTAAAGCAGCTTTATTAAATTCATTCATAACTAAACTTATCAACAATTACAAAATCAATGTCATCTCTAACAGGAATATTTGGTTCTCCGTCAAAATCGTTACGTGTCATAGTATGAAGATAAGGATTATCATGATTAAAATTTACATCACAAAGATATGTACCTTTCTTAGTAATATAAATATCACCATTAATTTCAGAACCAATAAGTTTAATTTCTACTTTTTGCATAATCAAAATGGTTTTAAAATATATTTAAAAGCAATATCAATGGTGTTATAATAACGAACAAGCGGATGCTGAGGGTCGGAAGTAATAAAATAATCAGCAATATATTGTCTATCGTTGATAACTTTAATAACTGCACCTCCGTTGGGAAATATAGACACTGTGATATTATAAACAACATCAAGGAACTCCAATATCATTCCCAATTGCATTCTCCAAGACAAGGTAGTAGCAAATTCAACAAAATTACCATGACCGTTAGTGACTTGGAGAAGATACCTTTGAAAAGCAATACTAATATCTTCATAAGGTTTAAGCAGATTCAACAAAGATTGTTCCATCATCAAAGAACTCTAAGTCATTAGAATCACAATAATCAATAACGTCTTGTTCATTAATCTCTTCAAACCATTTATAACCTTCTTTTTCATAACGATTACAAAGAGAATTATACCAATTAAGAATAATATCTTTAAGAACAATATAATCTTGAACATCCATCCAATTTGTATTATCTATATCAACTGAAACAGTACGACTATGGCAATACATATGGCTTAATCTAGTAAATTTAATATTATCTAGACAATCATTACAAGAAATAACAAATTCAGCATTTAATTGATCAATTTTATTGCGAATTTCAGCAATTCTATTAAGATCAATCCAATTAATAGAACCTGTAAAACATAAACCATCACCTTGACAATTTCCAAGACTATAATGAAGTTCAACATCTTTAAAACCTAAAGATTCAATAGATTCTTTAATAGCTTTGGAAAAAGTATCTGAATCATGTATAACACTAAGAACATAATTTCTAACTACATTTTTAACATGAGCTTGAAGTTCAGAATATTCATATACACATTTCTCGATTTTAACTATCCTCATTTTAGTTCATTTTAGGCTTATATAGACACTTTGTATTAAAGTGAACCTATTAATCCACTTTAATACAAAAATGCTTCTATGACGTTTTATTAAAGCGTAGGGAGCTTGTTAATGGTTAATTCACTCCGACGTTCCTCGGTAATGTCCCGATGCTTGTAGATGTAATGATTAATAGATTCTTGTTTAACATTATCAAGAAGGAAATAAGTAAAAGTCTTACCATCAATAACAGTTTCAGTAAGTTTACCAAAAATAGGAAGACCTTCTCTAAATGGAACAAAATTCTTACCATCGGCTTTAGCTTTATCCATTTCACGAATAGTACCTGGAATCCAATATTCATTGTCATATCCACTAAATTGATGTTTAGGAATATTTGTGAGAGGAACCGAAATAGGAACAACAAGTCTAGCTTCATTTTCTGAATCATTAGCATCACGAACAGCAAGCCATTGATAATAATCATTTCCTGGAAGTCTATCATAAGTAGCATGCCATTTACTTTTATGAATACGATAAAAAGCATTACCATTAGGATTAGGTTCTTTTTGATTTCTACCTTTAGCTTCAACAGTTTTAGCTTCGCCACTTGCAACTAGATTCTTTAATGCATCAAAATTCATATTGAATAAATCATATTTATCTTTATCACCTAAAACAACATCAGTACGATTTACTGTAATTTCAAAATCATCTTCACATTCATTATCCATACGAACAACGATATATTTAGAATTACCTTTTTTAGATTTAACTCTAACAAGACGTTTCATAGGATCATAAAGACTATAAGCATCTACAATAGGTAAACTTATAATATTTACAATATCTCCCACTTTCAACATAGAATAAACAGGAGAAATATCACCATAAATAGGATTAGACCATTCTTTAGTCTTAATGAATTGAGAAATATAAGATTCATCTGCACCTTTTTCAAATGTAAGCATAGGTGAGAATATTTTCTTATAATTTTGATGATTTATAGAAACAGGATTACCATCAACAATAGCAATTAATTTAATTACAGATGTACTATAAGTAGATATAGCATCTTCACGAGTCATTTCTTGTTTACCAAGTTTAATCACTTTGCCATCTTCATAATAGAATGAAATAATAGCTTTTTCAGCATTCATTCTACTAATATAACCAAGATGATCATTGACTAACAAATACATTCCTTGCTTTAATTCAGCAGAAATAATAGAATAAGTAAGATTTGCTTTCATATATTTAAATTTCAATTTTAGTAATAGTAAAAATACCTTTAATACTTTTAGTAATAGCCTTTTTACAATAATCTAACAATTCATTATCTAATGGCTTAGTAAAGTCATATAATTTAAATTGTTTAGGTAAAGTAATTAGCTTATTATAATTTTCATAACCATCTGTATAATAACAAACAACAGAAATTCTATTTTTAATAGACCATAATTGATTATTATACAGTGTGACAGTTTTATTACCAATATTTACTTGAGATGTATTTGCATTTCTATCAATAGAAATTACAGTACCATAGATTCCTCTAGAAGTAATAACTCTATCACCAATATTAAAATCAATATCTATCATAGTATTAGTTTTAGTATTACAAGCTACACATTGTGGAACTCAGCAAACCCCAGTAGGGGAATAGGACTGGTCGCGTGCGGAGCTTTGTAGAGTTTATAACATACCTTTAAAATCAATAGTAACAACCTTTCCATTTTTAACAGAATGCAGAACACAATCATCAACATTATCAAGATTTGTATGAAGTTTTTCAGAGATAACCATAAGTATATCTTTAAGACAAGCTTCAAAATTCCCTTTTTCAATAGGAAATATACCACCATTATCTTTATGATTTAAAGCAAATACACCTTCTCCTTCAAATATCTCAGTTTTGCCATTCTTAGTTAATTCATAATAACCGCAATCAACACAAACTTTAACTCTATTATCTGGAGATATAGTATATGTATGCTTAAAACATTTAGGACAAATAGTAGTTTTACAACCTTGTTTAGTTCTATCGGCAAGAACCATCTGTTGAATATGTTTAAGAGCATCTATAGCATCCATTCTGTATAACAATCACAAGGTTTACGATTAGTATATTTTGCAGGAGTTATCCATTCTTTAGAATTATATTGTATATAATCTAAATCAGGACACTTTCTCTCAATAGTACTTCTCGTTGATATTTTAGTTCCATAAATGCGAACATATTTACTTCTAAGTTTATTTGCACTAGGGAATATAAAATAATACCAATCTTTAACTTCTTCAGCATTATCAATATCATTTATAGTATCCTCTTTAATTGCAAACACTTCTTCAATATCTAATCCAAGTTCTTTCCAATGTTTAGATTTATCTTTACAGATTTGAGTAAAAGACTTACTATAATTAATAGAATCAATTACTTTCTTAACATCTTTAACTTCAGTAGGTTCATTATTAATTTTAAGTTTACGTTTGAGTTCTTTAGCGTCATTAATAGCTTTTTCTACTTTAGTTTCTTGATGCTCAACTGTAGTATTTGGGATACCTGTATTAAATATTGCAGCATTGAAGTAAATACAAACTAGACAACGGGGATCTCTACCTAAACGTTGCCTAGTTTCGCAATTATTACATTCACCACTCATTTATTTAAGACCATTACAGTTTGCAGTTCTATAAGTAATACCACCTTCAACATCTACCATTTTAATAGAAATAGAAGGTTTATCACAAAACAGGCTGTCTATAACAGGTTCAAGAATCTTTCTAAATCCATCATAAGGACGTACTCTACGTTTTACAGTTTCAATAACATAACTGTAAAATTCCTCACGATTAAGATGATTAGCTAAGTCAGAATGATCCTTACTTGTAGGATTACTATGACTAATAGCTTTAGCTAAGTGATATTTGAGAGCTTTATCAATATCACTTTGTTGAATAACAAATTCCTTTAGATTTTCTTTTTTCGCCATAATATAAGAATGATTTTCAAAATGATTAATAACTACGTTAGTAATACTAACAATATTGAGGGTACAAAGATAAGCATTAAATTTGATTTAACCTAACATTCAGTCAGTTATGTTTATGCGAATAACATTGTAGCTACATCTTGTATTGCTCCAAATGCTACACATAAAGACTCAAATATAAATGCGAATACTGCCATAAATAACATAAGCAATACAGCTATTGTAAAACTTATCATTATAAATACTAAATTATCGGTATTATGTAGATTATTTATGAATGTTACTAATACAGACCATATTATTGCTCCTACTGCAACTAATGTTCCTAATCCGAATAAAATTAAAATAAAATGAATCATGATTTTTGATATATATATTCTATTTTAAATACTACTGCTTTATTGTCTTTGCGTCCTCCTGGCAAACAACGACAACCTATACACTCATCTAAATGTTTAAAATCACATTCTATTGCAGAACATTGAAATTCTCTTATAGGTGATTCTTCTGCTCGAACCATTGCAAAATATTTTTTGTTTGTATTTTTTCTGCTTAATGGTACTTCATGTAGTTTTCCATCTACAGGTACAACAATATACGTTTGTCCTGTATCAACTTTAAACTCTTTTAAGAACTCTTTTGAATATTCCATACATCTAATTGTTTTAATATTGGTACTGATGGATTTAAGAAATAAGAGAATGTAGGAAAATGTGTTGTATGTGGTATCTTCAATACATTTAATAATGAAGCCATGAATATATAATGTAATTCATTACTACATCTTATTTCTATTTGAAATATCTCATTTGTTTTTTCTATACGTGAGAGATATACTTTACAACATAACGAATCTTTAATCATAACTTAAACTAATATTGCTACTACGTTTTCTTTCTTAAATTGTACATTATAATATGTTACAGTTATAGGTGTAATATCAGCTTTATATATAGTTTCAATTGCTTTTTGTATTGCTGTTGAACTATTAAAAACTATTATTATTATACCTTTATCTTCTTTTATAAAGGATACATCAGATAAACATACACATCTTGCTGAATCTATGCTATCTTTTTCTATTGCACTTACTACTACTAACATTGAATTTTGCGTTTACTTTTCATTTACTTGATTCAACCTATACTAGAATAAGTCTAGCAAATGCCATTTAAAACGTTTGCATTGGCTCATATAGACCTTGAATTATCGGAGATGAATTAGAGTTCATCCCCGATAGACAAAGGCTCAATTCTTAATATATGGCGGTCAAATCTTTACAACTACAATTAATAAGAGTATTGCTATTATTGATAGTAACCATATTATAGTTACAATAGCATATCTTCGTTCTGCATCTAAATACAACTGCAAATCTTCATCATCTACATCACTGAATAGATACTTATGTCTTGCAGCAATATAAAATACAAATGGTGCTACAAAGAAAGATATAATATAGAATATCTTTTCTAATGCAGCTCTACGTCTAATATGACGTTTAATTTCTCTTTGAGTTACGAATGTCTTTTTCATGAATGTAATAATGCTATTTCTAATGGTGAAACTAATGTATGTGCTAGATTCCTCTCTTGACCAGTCCTATCCTCCTACCGGGGACTGCAAAGCTCATCTAAACTCATATTAATTTTACAAATACTTTCTTTGGTTCTTTTGGTATTACAAGTTTATGCAATACAGGACTCTCTTTTACTGCTATACGTGTAAATTTGAAAAAAGATATTATTTTCTCTCTTACTTTCACTGATCTTACTAGAATTGTAATATCTGTGTCTGATTGTGATACTTCTACATCTTGTGAACATATGATATTTATTGTTACGTTATACGTTGCACATTCTACAGTTATTCTTAAAGTCATAAATGATAATCTTTAAGTTAAAATTCTTCATCATGAATACTATTTAATAAATCTGATGTTGATATATTTGCTTCAGATATTGATAGTTCTTCAAGTTCTAATGGATCAATTATTAATTCTTTTGAATCTACAAGTTCTACTACACGTATATTATTTTCACGTAAAAATTCTTGTATTTCAGCTCTTGTTTTTGATGTTGCTGATTGAATCACTAATTGTCCATTTACCCATGATATGAATGTAGTTTTAGGAACTAACCATTCTCTTTCTCTATCATAGACTACTATTCGAAGTGTTCTTGATCTCATTGATGAATTTATTACAGATATACATATATTCTAAGTATTTCTTATTATACTCAGCATTATCTAAATCAAATACTACTGCAATTAAGTTTTTAGTTAATGTTACAATAGAATGATCTATTTCTGCTGTATATGATATGAAATGTGATGCTTCTCTATGTACTAAGAATAATATCGAATTACTTAAAGCATCTGCTAATATTTTAGATGCTTTCTGTTTTTTGAATATTAATTCGTTTCCATATACTACAGATACTTCGTTAGTTTTAAATATAACTTCTTCTGATACTCTGTCTTTAATATATACTATCATAGATGCTAAATTTACAATTATAAATAATAGTAACACTAATAATTCCATGATAACTAATGCTACTATTGTGTCACTTAAAATTTTATTTATAGATATATAACACTTATCATAAGTATTTATCTTAATAATACCTCTAATATCTATTCGAATTCTTATATAGCGTGTTATGAAAACCTAAGTAATTATGAAGTTTGAATTCAAATAGTATTAGAGGTATATTCATTGTTGCTAATTGTATTAATTTCTCATTTGATGCTTGTTTTGAGGTTAATGGTAATAATGCTTAAAGTTATGAGAATATGCTTAGGATATTTTGCGGAATTTCAAATGAAATTACAAATACTCTAAGTATTCTTATTACTGCATACTCTATACTCCATACTCTAATTTACATAGATATGATGTTAATAGATATACGATATTTTGCATTGATTTTAGATATACTAGAGTTAATTCTAAGGCTTTTACTTACGCAAATTTATAGGCCTTCTATTTCTTTTTTAAGACTTTTTATTGCTGTAGGTTCTCGACTTTAGGCATTTTGATTTTAATTTGAAGAATTTTGCTGTCGCATTGCGCTTTCTGAAGGTCATTTTGAAGATGGTTTTGAAGATGCTAGTGATGATGCTGCTACAATTCTGTCAACTATTTTCAACACTAATGTAGTATTCCTTTCAACACTAATCCCCCCCATCTGCTATACTAATGTTGTATTCCTTTCAACACTATTGTAAATTTTATTCAACACTATTGATAAAACTTATTCAATTTCTCTTCTATATTCTCTTTCAAATCCTCAACATTTTCTACAAACTTCAATGCTTTATCGTAATACTCATTGAATTTCTTTTGTCCTATTGCTTCTACTTCTTTAACTACTTCTGGATATTCATAGTCATCTAAGTTCCACAATATCTCCAAATATTGCTCTTCTTGCTTAGGTAATTTCGATTTGTTATTTAGATATTCTTGAATATACAACAGCTTTCTATAGTCATCTTTACTGAACAATTCTGACACGTGATAAGCTATTTTAAGTTCATCAACAACAGGTAATGTTCCACGTGAAACATCAAGATGTTCTTTAGTTAAAGCAACGATTTCTAGATATTTACAACGTGTATATTCAAGTATTTTCAGTAGAGTATTATCAAGAGATTTGTGATATTCGTCAGAATGTTCCCAAGAACTAATATTGCTAATTTCATTAGCTTTATCAGCAGCATATTCTTCATATTTAGCAATAATAGCTTCAGCATTAGAGATATTCTGCTTACGTTTACAAATGGCATCATAGAAGTTATTATATACTTCTGAAGATTTAATAGGAGATTTAACAGCAATATCTAAATTGAATACATTAGTATCAACTTTAATAATTGTGTAAGAATCTCTTTCTTTCTTTTCATAATCAATTCTATTAGCATCAAGCCATTGACAAAAGAATTTACAATCGTTATCTTGAGTTCTAACGAAAAAGATTTGAATATAATCTTCATAAATGTTAATAGTAGAATGATTAATATTAACAGTTGTATCTTTATAAATTACATTTAGTACATTCATGATCATTAGTCGGTTTATTAAACAATAAAAAGGGTAAATAGTGCCAAGTGAGAATACTCAGTACTATTATGAATCAATTAAGCAGCATCTTCTGTTTGCTCAGTTGCCACATCTTCGGTAGTAACTTTAGGTTTAACTACAGCTTTACGTTGAGAACGTGCAGTTTCGATACTCTTGATAAACGTAGATACCATATCAGCACCAACACCAAGTTTACCAAATACACCAATAAGACCTAAAGAGCCAACGTTGTCAGCACCAGCGAAACTGTTGAAGCTTTTTTCATGATATGTCCACTCTTCAGTATCAGGATCAATATAACCAGTTTCACCAGCAATATTCTCGTCAATAGTGAAATTAACCACATTACCTTCGAATACAATAGGTGCTAAACCGTATTGATTATACTGGTCATTTGTGATATAAACATCAACAAGAGGACTACCATTCAAAGGATCAACACGAACAATCTTACAATCATGTTTGAATTTACCTTCTTTATAGTCATCTTTGTTAATATCTTTAACAGAAATGATTTCACCAATAACTGAATGTCTAATCGGAGTTTTTAATTCGTTTGCCATAATGTTAAGTTTTAGAATTATTAAGACAAGCACCATGCCCGCCAAGTACAATAAGGGTGTTAGTCGTGTTGATTAGACGGAGTTTGTAGAGTATTAAAAAAAATAAGAGTAGCACTAAGACTACTCTTATTAATTCAAAGTTTATTAGGTTTAACAATAGACATAATAATAATTGCAATAATAGCTCCACAAAATGCAACCAATAAATAAATCTCCATTAATATTAGATGCAATCAATTCAATAATAGATTCACCTAATGATAATAAGAAGAGCACCACCAATATGATGATGCACTTCACAATAACTCTAGTAATTCTCATTGATTCAATAGTTTTAAATCATTATACATATCTTTCATACCAGCTTTAGTACAAGCAATTAACAGATTAATATCATTAGTTTTAACAATATCAACAACTTGCTTATGATCTACAGTATGAAACTGAACTTCTTCATTAATATCATCTTCATCAATCCACTGAGTAACACCAGCAATACAATCTTTGTAGACAATATCAACTACTTTACCAACAAGTGAATCAATTCTATCGAATAGCTTCTTACCGATGAATAATCTCTCAACAATATTACCTTGAAGATCATTACAATCTACTAGATAACGTTCTGAAGAATCATCAGTAGCTTTTAGAACACTAATACTATTCAATACAACTGCATTCAACTTCTTAGTTTCCGGTGCATTAATTAAAGTATTCATAACACAAATAGCAATTACCTTTACATTGCGAGGTTCTAATTATTATTAATTGAATTAATTCTATGCCTTTTAACGGTGATTGTCGCTGAGCAATAGAAATTGTAACTGCAACATCTCTATGGAAAATTGCAATTCCAATTCGGAAAATCATTCCTCATGAATCATCGACGGGGCTATTCCCCCAAGCATTAGAAGGGGGTGCTGTCGTATAAGGAGGCTCCACTAGACACCCACCCATACCAAAATCATAGCATCATCAAATCAATTAATAATCTCAATAAGAATCAAAGTATAATATCCTTATAACCCATATAAATAAATCCAATAAAAGCCTTAACAAAAATTCAATAATAATTGAAATAAAAATTTTATTATTAACGATTGTAGCAATTATAATAATAGCAATTTGATAATGCCCATTTATAAAAGCCTTAGAAAAGAATTAAATAAAGCTTCTAATAAATACTCTAGTAAACACTCTAGTAAGCCTATAAGCAAAATCCTAAGAATTACTCTTTGTAACTTTAATAAATTTTGTTGCCATTGTTGTAATAGAAATACTCTAAGTATATAAAGTATAATTAAAATTAACTCTAGAATAATTAGAATAACCATCTGTATCACTAGCAGTATCAATAAGACATTTCGCTTTATAAACTGCCAAAAATCTAAAGTGAACTATAAAGACGCTATTGCTAATACTGATATTACTCTAAGTTATACTGAATATACTATTGCATATATTATTGCTTATATTATTGCTTATATTATAAGTAAACTTAAAGTAAACTCAAATCAAATTTTCTATTATTACTAAAATAATATCTGCTGCAAAGAATACACATATTACTCATGGAACTTATAATAACTCTGTAGAGCTTTGTAATCCCCAGTAGAGAGATAGCTGTGGTCACGAGAGGAATTTTGTTGATGCTAGTGATAATTCTAATAATAAAGATATTATGTAATCCTCTGCGAATATTATAAATACTACTAATGATACTTCAAAATTCTATGCTAATACTTCTAATGCTATAATTAAAACTATTGCTGCCACAGATGCTCCGCGCGCTACCAGTCCTTCTTCCCTACCGGGGTCTGCAAAGCGCCACATAGTTCCTCATATGGGAATCTACAAAGCTCCGCATATTAATGTTATTATTGCAGATGTTAATAATTATATTATTAATATTACTAAAGATATTATTGATATTTCGATGAATCTTGCAGATGGTCGAGCCGGAGCTATTATATATACTCTAAGTTTACTTAATGTTATTCTTATTATTACTATATATACTTAGAGGAACTCTAAGTGTAATATACTTACTAAAGAAAGAGATAATAGAGATACAAATATATATAATGTTACTTTAAGTAATTCTGATGTTACTAGAAAAGGAGAGAAGAAGGGGAGAAAGAGAGGGAGAGCGGAGGGAGAAAGAAAGGGGGACTATAGGGGGTATATTAGAGGGAAGTGAGTAAGAGTGTAAGAGAGGTTATTATGAGGTTTATTTGAATATATTTAAATACATATTACGTTCCGAGAAATTGAGTAAGTGAAGATGTTCCTTTTATTATTCTTATTTATTTCTTTATTAATTCTTGTATATATCGCAAAGCTCCGCATAGCGCACGTACGTGTACGCACGTATAAACAAAGAGGTGTTGAAGATGCTCTTGCTGATTGTGTGCATTGCTTTTGCAGAATCTCGTGACGAGTGCATGGGATGGCGGCAAGGTGAAGACGGTATTTCAAATGGTATTTCTAATGAATACTATTGCTAAAACAGAAAAATATTAGTTTCAGAAAAATATATTCAAACAACCGCTTGTATTATCAAATTATTTCATACATTTGCTCATCCGAGTTTTGTTCATATTCAAGTGGGGTTACTAAGTAAAGCTGTAACTGAAGACATCGCTGCTATTACGGGTGATCCCGCTTTTACAAAAGCATTTACTGGTGAATAGTTTGGATAAATTTTTGCCATGTATGAACCTCGTTATGAAGAAGTCCTCTCTGTTAAGATCATTCTTGTAACACTTCGTGCAACCAAAACCACTTCTGATTAACGAGGTTCTTTTAAATTTAAAGTTATGATTACAGTTACTCCTAGTAATTCCCAAGTTGTTTATACTACTACCATATATGTGAATGGATATGCTTATGAATATGTTCAAGTTATAAATCTTAAACCGAATTATCTAATAAAGTAAATATTTAAACTATGGATTCAATTCAACTTAAAATTGCTAAGATTCAAGCAGGAGCTTATAACATTAATGATATTTGTGATGTTAAACATTCTCTTTGTAATATTCAAGTATCTAGTGGTAGAGCTATTGTTGCTATGAAATATAAAATGTCACCTCTTGAAGTTACTGATGTTATTAAAGTAGATAGAGAGGTTCCTAAATCTATTTATGTTATTGCTCTTCCAGTAGATTCAGATATTGATTCTTTAGGACATGAAGTTATTCTTGATATGTCTTATGGAGCTAAAGGTGTTGCTTTAAGTTCTAAGATTACTAATCTTGAAAATAAACTTGTTGATGTTCTTGGTGGTGAAGGAAATATTAAAGTTGTTGATGGACGTCCAGTTCTTGATAGTCGTTCTAAAATGATTATTGGTGAAGATGGTAAGGTTGAGTTTTGGGAATGTAATCTTATCAATTTAAATCAAATTGGTGGTGTGATTTATTAAGTTTATTCTATTATGGCTAAAGGTGCGCGTTTATATCCTCTTCAAGTTACAAAATTGTATGAAAAGATTGTTGGTATTGTAGATAGTAAAAGAAAGACTCCTACAAGATTCTATTATAAAGTTAAAGGTGGTAAGAATTATATCGAACGTTATACTGATGAACAAATTTGGTGTAGAGATTTTCTTACATTTGTTCGTAATCGTGAAGATTTTGAACGTTTTCTTAATGATATTGCTGATAGCCAATGGATGTCAGTTCTTACTGCAATGCAACGTGTAGATAGAGATATAGATGTGCCTTCTTTTGGTCGTCATTGGATTCATCCTGAAACTTATCAAATTTATGCCGAGTGTGGTTTTGATTTTAATAAGATGACTTCACTTGGTCATGAATATATGAAAGAACGTCATAGAAAATTCTATGAACGTCTTCGTGCTAAACGATTTCTTAAACTTACTGATAAAGCAGCTTATGACGCAGATTATACCCAGAGACTTGCCGATATTCTTCGACGAGGAAAAGCATAAATATACAGATGCTCTTGATAGAGAGTATATATCTACGACTACAATTATCGGTAAGTTTGTAGAACAAAAGGATTGGAAAGCTATTGCTGAGGCTTGTGCTAATATTGGTAGTAGACCTGTTCCTCCTACGCATCGTAATTACGCTAAATATATTCGATATAGAGGTAAGACTGTTAAACAGATTCTTGCTGAATGGAAAATTGAAACTGAAAAGGCTTGTGCTAAGGGAACTGAAAAGCATAATTTCCTAGAACAATGCGTTAAAAGATGTAATAACTACTATTTGAATGCAAATGGTTTTATTAATGGTCGTATTTATACGATTGATGATATTATAAGAACTCATAGTTATGGTAGACTTGATCTTGATTATTTTAGAGTTGTTGGTATTGCCGATAGATACCCGCAAATATATTCTTTTATAAGTGAGATGACTTCTATGGGATTTGAGATTTATGCTGAGATTGGTGTTTATCATCCAGAGTATTTGATTTCAGGTCTTGTTGATATTTTATTTGTTAAAGGTGATGAGTTCTTTATTCTTGATTGGAAAACTAATAAAGCACCTATTCGATTTGAAGGTGGTTATTGGGCAAAGAAAGCTGATGGTACTATTGACTTAGATAAGTATATTATTACTAATGAAACTATGTTGTTTCCTATTAATCACCTTCAAGATTCAACTGGTATTCATTATTCTCTTCAATTAAGTATGTATGATTATTTGATTGAACAATGGGGATTTAAGTGTCTTGGTAATATGCTTTGTCATATCAGAACTGTAGAGAATCCTATGATTCCTGATGATATGCCTCATGAAGAAGTTATTACTTTTGTTGATATTAAATATCTTAAAGCAGAAGTTAAAGCCATTTGTGATTACAGACTTGCTCAATTAAATAAAGAACGTAAAGCTAATACAAATTTGTTTAATTATAATATCAAGTGACAATGAGTGAACTTACAAATGCTTTGATTACTTATGATAACATTATCGCTAAAACGAATATTGATGTTCTTCGTAAGATTGCTAAGACTTATGGTTATACTATTTTTGATAAAGGTAACTATAATCTTAATATTTGGGGTATTAGATGTGATATTACTGATACCAAACATTTTAATGATCTTCTTCTAGTTTTTTATAAAGCTAATGAAGTTCATCCTAATCTAAATGGTAAATGGATTTATGATTGGTATTCTATTACTACTGATCCTTCAGATATGAATTTGATTAAACCTATTAATTCTAAAGGTTGTGCTATTCTTGATGAAGGTCAATTTCAAGGTGCATTTAAATTAGGTAAACATAAAGGTGATTATGATGCTTTAGTTCAAGCTAAACCTTTACCTATTTTCCGTATTACTAGAAAAGATGGTGATATTGAGATTTCCGGTGAACCTACTTTTGAAATGTGTGGTATTAATATACATCGTGCTTCTAAATGGAAGATAGTTAATACTATTGGTCTTTATTCGGCAGGTTGTCAAGTATTTGAATCAGTTCGTGATTATGAGGATAAGTTTATTCCTCTTGTTAAGAAAGCCGCTACTATGTATGGAAATTCATTTACGTACACTTTGGTTAATATATCTGATTTCGATTGATTATGAAAGTCAATTTTCGAGGAGTGTTAATAGCACTCCTTTTTTTATTGCTAATAGTTACTAATGTAATCCAATGTAATGAAGAAGAAAGAATATATACAAATAATATTCCTTATCATACTCTGGATTCTTTTAATAGGGTCATATCTGCTTTGGAGGAATATGCTATAAAACAGGAACATATTATAGATAGCCTTAAAGCTAATACTAATAAAACTATTATAAAGTATGAAAAAGATATTGAAAACTTCTCTGATGTTTATATTATTTCTGATGATAGTATCACTAGATATATACGGCAGAGAATTGAAAGTTTGTAAAGATACTGTTATTACATATACTCTTGAAGATAATAGAAAGATTGCAATTCTTCTTAAACAAGGAGAATATGATGCAGCTATGTGTAAATCTTTGAAGAATATTGTTGTTGGACAAGATACTCTTATTAATAATTTAAAGCATACTCTTTATACTCTTACAAACCAAGCGAACGTTTATAAGAAGTCTATTGCTGATCTTGAAAAAAGTAATAAAGATATGCTTAAAGATCTTAAGAAGTATATGCGTCGTTCTGCTAATTGGTCTAAGATTGGTAGTTGTTCTATTGGTTTAAATGTTATATTCATTGTATTATTAATTTTAGTATGAAAACTGTTTTTAGTAATCCTTTTGATTCTACTGAATTAAACGAAAAAGTGGATGGAGTTGTTTTAAAGATTGGACCTTTTGACTATACTTTCGCTAGAGCTAATGTTGATCGTATTGAAATTGATTTTGATGAACGTAATATTAAAATTAATGATTCATTAGATTCAACTGCTATGCTTAGAGAAGTTATTAGAGCATTCTTTATTATTATTACAAATGAACTTAGTCTTAATAAAGAATTTCCTAATGGTAAACAAGCTCACTTAGATGATATTGCTTATGCTAATTTAAGTTGGCTTTTTATGAATTGGTTTGATGATAGTACTTTTGAATGGGAATATAATACTCCTTATCCTGATAGAATTAATGTAGGTAATGTAAGATATATTGTTCATAATATGAAAGAAGTATCTTATCAATCTACTCAAGGTATTCAATATGGTCTTTCAGATCATGTTCTTGGTAGAATCTATGTTATAGAATCTGATAGAGGTGTTGTTGTTCCTGATTCTATTAAAAATCAAACTTTTTGGCATGAGTATGTTCATTGTTTATTTGTTCAAGCTAATGAAGATTATGCTAATGATATTGAATATGTAGTGGATGCTTATGCTACTCAAATTGCTTTGTTTATGAAACAATTTGAAACTTTTATTGATAAATAAATAAAACTAAAGATATGAATAAAGATTTTGTTGAAGTTGCAAATGACTCTGGAACTAATAATGGTTCTTTTGATGTTGTTTGTGGACAAAATAGTGGAGATGAAAGATCTACTATTTTAACTGTATCTGGGGGGGGGGTATCAAAAACTGTAGCTGTTAAACAAGCTGGTGGTTCGTATAAAAATAAAACTTTTGTTATTGCATTGGGTAACAATCTTATTGAGTGTACTTGCATTAGTGATGCTACGGCTAGTGGAACTAGAACTATATTATTACAAGCTAATAATATTGCTTTAGCAAATGATGTAACTAAAGAAGGTTTATTAGATACAAGTAAGTTTTTTGTTGGAGTACAATCTGTAGATGGAGATACTTCTATTGCTAGTAAGTTTGCTTCTATGCAAAAGATTAGAATAGATCTCTATAATTCTTTATTAACTAAAACTAATGTTATTACTGGATTTAGTTGTTTATATTTTGCTGATGATAGAGGCCCTCTAGTTTATAATTTAGCAAATGTTATGGCTTATCCAAATAAATCTATTAGTATTACAGGTGCAGATTTCAATTTAAATATTGTATTCACAGATACTACTATGGAATATTGGTGTTTGTCTGGTGCTTTATTTATGAATAAACAGAAAGGTACTTCGGGAGATTTAGCTTTGATTACATATTCTTATACTCTTGAAGAACATAAATTAGTATTTTGGAGAGGAGTTAATACCGTTAATTCCGGTGATGGTGTTCAGATTGTTGGTAATGATATAGTACCTATTGCAGAAACTATTCAACATCCTCATAATTGTAAAGAGTACGTTTTAAATGATGCAGTTGATTATCTAAGTTTACATCAATTTGCTTTGCAAGTTATTCAATATCCAGATTCTCCTATACCTATGAGTTTAAATACTACTACGGACAATAAACAGTTTGAATTTGAGTTACATTTGTACAAATAAAATTCTTTTTTATATCCGATTAATATTCTTGATATATGAAAAAATCATTTGTAACTGTTACTCCTGATGAAAGTTTCAGTAATAAAGCATTAAGTGTTAACTGTGATGCTTATAGTAGTGCTGATGATCAAGAGGAATATATTATTGTATCGAGAGGGGGAACTGAAACTATTAATTTGGTTACTAATAATATATGGTAAAGTAATAGTTACTATAAAGATTTTATTTTGTTATTATTGTATTTTGTATTTAAGAAGTAATTCTTATATTTGCCCGTATCATTAAGTTGGTACGGGCTTTTTTGTTGCTCGTAATAAAACAGATAAAACTATTGGTTATGGCATTACACGTATGGTTAGTTGAAGGTTCTAAACTTATTCTTAATGTTGAACAGATTCTTAAAGTTCCTGTTCTTGCTACTATATATAATGATTGGCATAATGATAGAGAGCTAATGTATAAGATATTTAAGTTTATTGATTGTTATGCTGATGAAGATGGATATATACATCGTAATGGTTTAAAAGATCAAAAGGCTTTTGATTATGCTATTGAAGTTGCTCAACTTAATTCTGACTTTAGACCTACTAAAGATATGGTTGATGCTATCAATTGGCTTATCGAGCATAATATAAATTATGTTGGTCAAATGTTCTTTGAAACTGTTAATGCTCTTCAAGCTGGTAAAGATTTAATGGCAGTTATGAATCAAAATCTTCGTAATGATTTAAAGAAAGATTCTTTTACTAAAGATGAAATCGGAGGTATGCTTAATTATATGCGTGAGATTACTAAGATGGGTAAAGATCTTCCTAAACTTATTGCAGAACTTAAAGAAGCTGAAGATAATTACGTTAAATCTAAACTTAGAAAAACTATTGTACGTGGAGGTAAAGAGCTTGCTGCTTCTATGGATGTTAATAATCAAATAGATAATGGTGTCGGTAGTGGTATAGATATAATTGATTAAGCTATGAATAGTAAATATGAATTTTCTCAAGATGCTATTGATAACTTCATGTTTATTCATGCTTATTGGAAAAATAGTTGTGATGGTATTAATGCTGCACCTGAGAATAAATGGGGATATAAACGTGGAGATATTCCTTTTATAGATTATCTTTGTGAAGATAAGAGTAAATATCCTAAAGCATCAGAAGGTATTAGTTATATTACTAATAAACCTTTATATGATCCAGATGATGATTTTCTTCTTGGTAATTCTGGTGGTATTCTTATGAATATTAATTTTATTGTTATCAATATCGAAAGACTTTCTCGTTCTGCTGATGCTTTTGATGAATATGGTACTTATTGTGATTATGATCCTAGTACTCCCGCTTATGAATCATTTTGGCAAAGAGAAACATCTAGACGTAAAAAAGGTGTTATTATAAAAGCTAAACTTTATTATAAAGATATTCCTAAGTTTTTTGATAAAGATACTACTGATGAAGAGCGAGATCTTTTGCTTAAGCCTATGCGTATTACAGGGGCTCATTATACTTATCTTAATTATGGTAGAATTGAACGTACACCTAACGCTAGAGAAAGAGAAAAGCTTAAAAGAGAAGGGGCTGAACACGTTGAAACTGTTATGGGTTTTCCTCGTTATTGGGATGGTGATTATTGGAATTTCAAAATAGATGAGTTTATTGCTAATAATAAATTTCATCTTACTAAAGCTAAAGCTCGTCGTAAAGGTTTCTCTTATAAACGTGGTAGTCAAGCTGCAAATACTATAAACTTATTTCCTAATGTTACTGTTACACTTGCTGCCGATCAATTAGCTTATCTTACTGACAAAGGTGCTACTACATTTATGGCTAAGAAATGCCTTGATCATTTTGAAGAACATACGTTTTGGAAAAGAGGTTACATTTCAGAAGCTATTGATGATATTCTTATGGGTTATCGTGTATCCACGAAAGGTCTTAAGAATTTTGGTTGGCTTTCTAATCTTTATAGTGTGGCTATAGGTAAGAATGAATCTGCTGCTGTAGGTAAGAAAGCTATTGAGATTGACTTTGAGGAAGCAGGTAAATGTCCTAACTTACAAAAAGCTCTTGATGTTACTTTATCTAATACTGAATCTGGTGCTATATCTGTAGGTACTATACGTGTTTATGGTACGGGTGGTACTAAAGGTGCTAACTGGGCTGCATTTAGTAAAGCATTTTATAATCCTAAAATGAATAAGATGCTTTGCATGGAAAATGTATGGGATATTAATAAACGTCATGAAGTATGTGGTTTCTTCTTTCCACAAGTATGGGATTGTGAGCCTTATGTTGAACGTGGTAATTCAATCATATTCACTGCTTATGCTTGGGATAAACAAGATAAAGAGAATCACTTTCATAATAATGATAGTGAAACTCATATAATTTATAAAGCTCAACGTGCTAATACTCCTGCCGAAGCATTCATTAATACAACGGAGAATATGTTCGCATCTCCGGAGTTGAATCTTCATGTTTCAGATTTAATTAATGACAATGCTACTAGATTCTTTCAAGATGGTTGGATTGTTGTCAATGATTTAGGAGGTGCAAATAGAGCTGAATTTATACCTAGAGCTGAATGTATTAAACGAGATATATTTGGTAAAGGTAAATTCCATGAATTTGTGAATCAAGTTCCACATGGTTCTCGTGATGATACTCATGGTTGCGTTAGAATGTACTATCGTCCTTTCTTGGTAAATGGAGAAGTACCCAAAGATTTATATTTTACGGTGGTAGATGCATATAAGGTAGATAAGGCACAAAAAGATGTTACAGATAAACATTCTCTTTATTCTGCGCAAGTATGGATGAGAAGTAATACAATTACCCCATATCCGAATCAAAAGCTCTTAGTATGCGAATATATAGGTCGTATGGACACAATGGAGCAAAATGATATAGTTACAATGGGTATGTGTCTTTTGTATAATGCTGAATGTTGTCCTGAGGCTGGTACTGGTGAAACTGTTTCTAATTTCATTAAATATAAACTTAGACGTTATTTAATGCTTGATCCAACTAATATGAATAGTCGTAAATTAGTTAATCCTAATAATAACGATTATGGTATTGTAATTGGTGATGGTGATAAAAAGTATAATGGTCTTCGTATGCTAAAGGAGTTTATTTATGAGCCTTTAAGTTATACAGATGAGGGGAATCCTATTCGTAGACTTAAGTTTATTGGTAGTGTTCGTCTGTTACTTGAATGTCAAAGATTTACTGCTGAAGGTAACTTTGACCATATTAGTGCTGCTATTGTTGCTATGTATGTCTTTCTTGCAGACTCTTTAAATACTAAGCGTCTTGTTGAAGGTAATAAAGAAGATAATAGCAGACGTATTGCAAATCGTTTAAATCGTCGTTAAATGAATGCTTCTAAGATTCCTAATTCTTTAGAAAAACCTGATGTGTTTGTTTCAGAAGCTACTAAGCGTACTCCGAAATGGACTAAAGCTATGTGCGATTGGGTTATTGCTACTGCTCATTCAAATAATGATAAAGCAGAAATTAAAGCATTTCTTGATGCCGCTAACGGTATTGTAGATGAATCTACTTATAAGTATGTCATGGCGACTTATAATTCTGTTAATGGTAGAAAAGAAGATTTGCCCGGTAAGATTAGAGATGTTGATTTTATTACTCCTATTAAAGAGAAATATATAGGAGAGTTCATTAACACCTATAATAATTATCAAGTTTATAATGCTGATATTGATATTGTAACCAAGCGTAATAAAGATCTTAGAGTTGCACTTGATTCTCTTCTTCGTCAACAATTTATAAATATTATGAATGCTAATGGAGTTCAAACAGGTGAACCTTCTAAAGAACTTCCATCAGCTGAAGATTTTATGAAAGAAGCTACTAAGGATTGGATTGATGAGGAAGCTCTTAAAGGTCAGAGAACTCTTGATTTACTTAATTCTCTCATAAAAGCTAATGAGAAATATATTCAAGCATTCTATTATTGGTTCTGTACTGAAAGTGTATATTCTTATCGTGATGTAAGATATAATGATGTTATCTTTGAAATTATTTCTCCTCTTGAGTATTATCGTATTGATAGTGGTAATCTTTTTGTTGAAGATGATGATTATGGTATGAGAGAGTTTGAGGTAAACATCAATGATATTATTGGTGAATATCAAGAGATTCTTTCTAAAAAAGATATAGCTTATATTAAGGATATAATTCATAATCATGAGAGTACTGGCGAATATGCTGTTACTCCTTTGATGCTTCGTTCTAGAGAGATTGCTTTTAATCCTACTGTTGATACACAGAGTTCCGCTCTCTACCACTCCTTGCCCTCTACCGGGGTTCTCAAAGCTCATCATTGTGTGTTTAAGATTCCTATGAAACGTGGTATTCTTAGTTATACCAATGTTTATGGTGAAATTGAACAAAAAGTGGTAGATGAGGATTATGTTTTAGATTCTACTATAGGTGATATTGATATTGAATATACATATGTTCTTCAATGTTGGGAAGCGTATCGTTTTGGTGATAAAGATTGGGGAGTATATACTAAAGCTCAACCATGTGTAGTTCAACGTGAAGAAGTTAATAATCTTAATCATTGTAAATTACCTTATAATGGTTTAAGTCGTCTTATGCTTCTTAATAATCCTAAACCTATTCCTTATCGCTTATTACCTTATCTTGCTCTTTATCGTCTTTATACATTAGTAGAAGAACGTACTATTATGAAGTTCCGTTCATGGCTATTGATTCCTGAAAGTTTCTTAGCTGATACTAATGATATGACTATGGAAGAGCGTCTTGATGCAGCTAATCGAGATGGTACTCTAGTTTTTGATGACAGCGAAATAGCTAAGCAACAACCTTCACTTCAAGCTATTAAAGAAATTGCTAATACTACTATGATTAATTACTTAACTGTTCTTAATCAAATTAAGCAATCTATTAAGCAAGAAGCGTATGAATTAGCTAATATGAATGATCAACGTGCAGGAGATATTCAAGCTAGAGCTGGTAAAGCTGTTACTGAGATGGGACTTAATCAAGCTCTGATGGGATCTGTATGGTCACTAAAGATATTTGATTCATTTCGTTCTCGTGATATGGAAGCTAATCTTGATGCTGCAAAGATTGCATGGATTGATGACTTTGAAGGTTCTTATATTGATCCTAATACCAATGAAGTTGTTCAAGTTAGAGTTAATGGAACTGATTTTGTTAATTCTAATTTTGGTATCTTTGTTGGTAATTCTGCTGAACTCAATGAACAAGTTCGTAAACTTGAAGAAATTGCTTTTAGTGCTGCACAGAATGGTAATTTTGATGTAGCTGCTGAAGCTGTTTGTAATCATAATGTTGCTTCTTTACGCAAATATATTAAAGAAGCTGCTGATGCTCAACGTAAGTTTGAACTTGAACGTGAAGAGATTCAAAAGAAGTGGGATGCAGAGATTGAACAAATGCGTTCTGCTAATTCTGAAGCTCAACGCAAATTTGATGCTGAACAAGCTCAATTAGATCGTGATTCTAAAGAAGCTATTGCCGCTGATAGTAATCTTACCCAGATTATTGTTAATGATGCAAAACTTCAAGTAGATAAAGATGGTAATGGTTATATTAGTGAAGATGAGAGTAATGCTAATTCTCTTGAGGCTTATCTTAAAATGACTAAGTTAAACTTAGATATTGATAGAGCTAATCTAGAGCGTGCCAAGTTTGAAGAGCAAAAGCGCATGAATCGAATCAATGCGAATAAGCCACGAAAGCCTTAACGTGAGCCACGATTTTTAGAGAAATGAATTGCAATATCAGCTAAAAATTGATGTTCTATAATGACTGCATTTGAGCCTAAAATCAATGGAAATTAATTGGAATATTTAAAGGTTCTGTAACGTCCGGTGATGACGCTTTTGAAGATTATATTTCTATTGATGTTTTGAATACATTTATTATTACTACATTTGTCATTGTTATAACTTAATTTATAAAAGAGAAAACACTATGCCAAATCCTATTGTTCCCGGTGGTGTTACTGATAGTACTACTACCAAAACTGCTGAAGAAATAGCTGCCGAAGAAGCTGCTAAAGCTGCTAAAGAAGCAGAGGATAAAGCTAAAGCTGAAGAAGAAGCTCGCAAAGCTGCGGAAGAAGAAGCTAAACGTAAAGCTGAAGAAGAAGCTACTGCTAAAGCTAATGAAGATGCAAATAAGGAAACCGGAGATGCTAATAAGATTATTCTAACAACTGATGAAGGTGATGTTGAATATGAATTAGATGCAGAAGGTAATGCGGTTAAAGATGGACAGATTGTTTATACTAAAGCTCAATTAGATGAGTTTGCTGCTGCTGAACAACAAGAAGAAACTATTGATGTTTCTGCTATTTCTGCTATTTCTGGTTTAACTCCTGTAAACGCTGATGGTACTCCTAAGCAATATGAAATGACTGTTGAAGGTCTTGCTCAACGTGATGCAGATATTGCTGAAATTGCTAGACATCAAGCTGAATCAGAAGCTATTACTAATTTTTTCCGTGCTAATCCTGATATTCATCAAGCTGCTTTATATAAGCAAACTTATGGTTCACTAGAAGGTTTTGCTAATCATGTTGATTGGACTACGATGAGTATTGAGGATAAATCTGAAGCTCAACTTGAAGCTATTATTCGTTCTGCTGAAAAACGTAAAGGTACATCAGATGCTCAAATTGATCGTATTATTCGTTTTTCTAAAGCTGATAAAGTTTTAAATGAAACAGCTAAAGAAAGTCTTGATTATCTTGCTGCTAATCAGAAACGTGAAATTGAAGAAGCTACTGCTCGTCAAGAAGCGCAATGGAAAGCTGAACAAGATGAACTAGATAAAGCTTATGGTATTACTTATGATGATCATGGTAAAGCTAAGGTACTTAATGTTCCTGATTCTCTTTACGACAAGATTGTTAATAAAGGTACTATCGGAGGTCTTGCTATTCCGATTGCTGGTGTTAAGAGAACTGTAGACGGTAAAGAACAAATTCTTACTCGTAAAGATCTTGTGAAATACCTTACTGCTCCTGTTGTTGAAATTGGAGATTCTCTTTATACGCAAGCTCAAAAAGATGTTTTTGATATGCTTGCTGATAATGAAACGTTCGCTATGGTAGCACTGCGGAATTTACTTGGTGCTGATATTAGTCAACTTGCTGCTGCATCTATACGACAAGAGAATGTTCGTCGTTTGAACATTACTTCTGGTGGTAAACCTAAAGTTAAGGTATCTACCCAAGGTGGGGCGGCTAAAGTTAATCCTAATAGACGTCCTGTTGTTCCCGGTGGTATTGTTGATTCTAATAAATAATTATCGTAACTATGCTTAGAGAAATTGGAAAAAAACAGTATTCCAAAGAGGTTTATAGTGATGCCGATATGCTATTGAACTTTAATGTTCTTGGTGCTGTCGATTTGAATAAATCTCTTACTTATCTTTGGGGTAGGAACAGTAATCAATTCCCTCTTCTTTCTCTTACAGAAGGTCAAGGGAATATCTCTCGTAAGAAACCTATTAATGCTGGTGATACTCAGTATAAATGGAAGATTATGGGGAAACCAACTGTTACTTCCCCGATTGTGCGTTTAATTACGCCTACTCAAACACCTGGTAAAGGGTTTATGTCTTTTAAAGCTGAGTTCCAAGATAACTGGATTCCTTATCAATACTCTGCTATTACTCCTGATGGAAAACATCTTGTACGTATGCAGACGGATGGTGAGCAAACTGCAAGTGGTGGTTATATTTATGAAATGATCATACTTGGTGGTAATCCAGATGAATTCATTGATCTTAGCAATTTTGAAAGAGGTAAATATTGGGGTATGGGTGCTCCTACGATTGCTGGTGAATTATCAACTGGTTCTCGTAGTACTGCTGAATCTTGGAGTGAAATGACTAACCAATTTGGTTTCCATCGTTTCTCTAAGATTATTACCGGTAATATCGCTAATATCGTTACTGAGTTTGAACTTGATTATGATGATGGTTCTAAAGGTACTCTTTGGATGCCTTATGAAATGCGTCAATTCGAGTTTATGCGCAGACGTTTGTTAGAGGAAGACTTGTGGTTCTCTTCTTATAATCGTGATATTAATGGTGTTATTCATAACCAAGAAAAGCATTCAAATAAACCTATTCCTCGTGGTGCTGGAGTTCGTGATATTCTTATTGCATTCGGAAACTACTTCGAGTACTCATTCATGACTATTGAGCTTATTGATATGATTCTTTCTCGTATCTTTGAAGTTCGTAATGATATTGATTTGAGTAATAAGAATATTGTTCTTTATACCGGTAAAGGTGGTTCTAAGATGTTCCAACAATGTATCAAGAATGAAGCTATTGGTAACGGTTACTTCGATAAACTTGGTGCAGAGGAGATTCAAAGTCGTGGTGGTATTTTGAGTTATGGTGCTTACTTTAATCAATATAAGCATTACTCTGGAGCTACCGTTTCAGTTAAAGTTGTTGACTTGTTTGATAGCGGTTCTCGTTCTGAGATGGATCGTAAGAATGGTCGTATGTATGGAGGTTTCCCTGTTACTTCATATACTATGGTATTTTTGGATCACTCTGTTGATAATACTTCAGGTGAACCTAATATCCAACTTGTTTGTGAAGAAGGTCGTGAATACTTATACGGTGTTTACCAAGGTATTACTCCTCTTCCTAAAGAATGGGGTGCTTACAATAAGATGTTAAGTACACGTGAGGATATTGCTACCTATGAAGTTATGTCTTCTCAAGGTATTAATATGCTTAATGGTACTACTTCTTTCTGGGCTGAAATGATTTTTGAATAAGCGTACATTACGATTATTGTAAAGTATAAACTGATTAAAGTATAAACTATATGATATACTCACGCAAAATAACCTTAGCTTTAAAGCTGAATCCTACTATGTTTCAAGTAGTGAATCAGAAAAGTATTGGTGCTTTTAATACAATCTTCGGTCCAAGTATCAAAGCTGTTCTTACTTTATCTAGTAAAACTGCTGAAATGGCTTCTATACTTCCTACGATCATTGGAGCTTCTGCTGATAGCCGTAACGTAAACTTTCAAGACCTCGTTTTGAAGCATCTTAAAAACTCAACTGTTGAAGTTCCCGCTCAAGGTTATGAGCTTGAAACTGGTTGGGAGTTTTCTCTTAACGATCCTGTTAAACGTGATGCTATTCTTGATTGGGCTAAGAAAAATAGCATTAATACAGATATTGCTCCAAATAAATTAGAGAAAGCTATTTTTGATGCTATGCTGTTTGGTGATGGTATTGCGGTTCATGAAGAGAATCTGTATATGTATATGACTCCGATTAAACCTCAAGACTATATCATTTGGCGTTTAGCTCTTCTAACTTCTACTGTTGCTAATAAACCTGAAGATGTTGAGAAATCAACTAATATTCGTTTTTATTTGCATAGTATTGAAGATGTTAAACGTATGAAAGATGCTAAAACCAAAACTGTTGTTAATACTGCTACTAAGTTGGCTCAGTTATTCACAGGTGATGAGGCTTCTTACAAACGTATTCGCAATATGCTTATTTGTAATGCTCCTGCTGATACTCTTTCGATTATCAAGATGGAACATGGAGATTTGCAGACGGCTGTAGCTGAACTTTCACAAACAAATGCAGATGCGTTTATTTCTCTGTTTGATAATAAGAATGTAGAAGCAATGGCACAGGTCTATAAGCTATTAGCTGCACAAGTTATTACTAAAGATGGTGATAATTACTTTGACACTGTGCGTCCGGAAGTTGTTCTTGGTTCTTCAGTTGAAGGTGTTATGGCTTACTTAGCTGCTCCGGAAAATGTTGAATATAAAGCTCAACTTTTTACTGCTTATAAGGCTTCGGTTCTAAATTAATAAAAAGCTGTCAGTATGTATAGTAGTTGTAAAGAAGCACATATCGCTGTAAATGAAAAGATTCAGCAGATTAATGCTAATAGGCAAGAATCCATTCGTCCGCAGTATATTGATATTGCTCTTAATGAAGCTATTGACGTACTGCTTACGCAAAAGATTAAAGCCTTTGAAGAAAGCGGACGCTATTACGATGATTTACAGGTTTTAAAAGATACATATAGAAGTCCTCTTTACCTTCTTTCAAATGAGGGTAATAGAGGATTTGCTTATTTACCTACGAATTATCTACATGGCGTTTCTTATACAGCAAGTGTTATATTCGATAAGTTTAAACGTTATAGAGATATTGAATCTGTTACTACTAGAATATATGTAGTAAACATTAGTGAGTTATTTAAAACTATTCCAGGCTATATAGAAGATTTCAATATTCAAATTGGAGCTGATAATGTTACTTTTCATTATCCTGCTAAAATCTATCGTAAAGATGGTCTATTTGAGTATATCAACTATATGCTCTCTGTATTACTTAGAAAAGGTTATAATGTAACCTACGAACATTATAGAGGCTTATATTACCCTGAATCGCTCATATTTTACTTTGATACGCCAACGCTAATAGTAGTTAGTGATAAGTATGATATTAAGTTAGACCGATTCAACAACGAGCGTTATACAGGGCGATATGAAGTTATAACTGCTAATGGAACGATAACTAAGGCACAAGAGAGCCTATTTGCAGGCATGGATTTAGTTTCGGATGTACAACGCATGGATATGTTACAAACGTATCATAATCGAGCTAATAGACATCTACATCCAATATGTGTAATAGAGAATGGTCGATTGCTCGTAGATATGGATGATAAATTCATTATCACTGATGTTGCTATTACATATCTTCGTCAACCTACTAGGTTTAATATTGTAACAGATGAAGTTTCTGAACTTCCGTTTAAAACTGAGATTATTGATCTTGCAACACAAAAACTTCTTGGTATCCTTAAAGATCCCGGTTATCAAGTTGCTATAAATGAAAGTAATTCTTTAAAATAATACGTTACTATGAGAATTGTTAGTTACGGAAAAACATTTGTCGATAATGTTACTGTTGATACTAAGTTATCTAATGGTCAACTCGGCATTTGTACTGCTTATGGTACTCAACTCCAAACTACTGGAACTAGACCTGAGCCTTTTGTAATTATGTCTGCAATTCCTACTAAGAGTGGCGGGTATGTGAATCAAAGAGGTGTTGATATTAACCCTTTTAATTTCACTTATAATGTTCGTAAATATACTGAAGCTGATCAAAAGGAAACTGTTGTTCTTAAAGGTATTACGAATCCCGCTCTTAAACCTGCGGATGGAATTGTATATAATGCAGATGCTGAGTTCTGTGGTGCCATTGAAATTGTTTCTTCTGAACCGTATCGTCACGGTTTAACTGTTAATCCTAATCCTCAGATTGTACAGATACCTGTTCGTATTCATGCAACTGATACTCTTGATCGTCTTGTTGAGAAGATTAAGAAAGCAATGAGTCTTACAGCTTATAACAAAGAGTTGTTTGATATTACAGTTGCTAAAGATGCCCAAGGTGTTAATATTACAATTGTCGCTAAACAACCTACGAAACTTACTGTTAATGTGTTTGGTTTGTTAGCTGATCAAAAGGCTAATGGAACTATTACTATTGAACATACTAAGTTATCTGGTTTCTTAGCTGATGTTGCTCTTAGTGATGAAGACTTACGTTATTCTCTGATTAATATGGGTTGGAATCCGAATGAAGAGTGGCAAGAAGCATGGGGTATTGCTGATCCTAAAGTAGGTCTTGATAAGGTTGCATATCTTGTTATATCTACTGCTGAATTTAATCAATTCCCTGAAATAGCTGCTGATAATAATAGTCCACGTAAGTTCCAAATTGTTATTGGTACTGAAGCTGTTATTGATGCAGTTGTTGCTAAATTAGAAGCCATTAAGGTTTTAGCTAAAGGCAGTGGAGATAATGCCATTGCATTAAATACTGCAACTGATTAAGTTGCTATTGTAAACTACGTGGAGCTTAACGGTTCTACGTAGTTATTTTCGTTTAAACTTAATGCTATGGAATGTAATATTAAAATTGTCAAGTTAAAACAAGTTCTTCCTCCGGGTACATTTCCTAAGCGTGAGCATAACGTTCGTTTCTTTTATCATCGTACTGATGGTTGTTACTATATGTATGATGAAAAAGGATGTGAAATTAATCTGACTACAGATGGTAATATTATCGCAATTGATAGAGAATTAATTGTTGGTAGTGAATCTCTCACAGATGACACTTTAGTTTGCATAGGTCTTAAAGCTAATTATGTGCATCCTAGTCGTGGTATTAGAAATAATACTTGTGGTTGTCAAGATACATATATTAGAGCTTGGACTTATATTAAGGATCTTCAAGATTTCTTGCAAACAGGTCATATCGAACGTAATTATTATAGAGTTAGTCTAACTCCTTCTCCGGAAGAAGGTGGTATTGTGGGTTGTACTGGTTCTCATATTATGCCTGATGAAAGTCCTGATGGATTTAGGTTTCAATTTGAAGCTGGTAGTCAAGTTAAACTTTATGCTAAACCTGCTCCGGGTTATCACTTTATGGGTTGGAAAGAGTATCATTCTAATGAGATTATGTCTATTAGTTCTGATTGGACTTTCAATATCAAGAAAGATATGGACTTGATAGGCGTATTTGAAAAAGAAGGTTCTCCTGTTAATAACTTTTATATTAATGTAGATGCTTATCCTGCAACTGCTGGTTATGTTGTTGGCGCAGGTACTTTCCCGAAAGGTACAAGACATTCTATAACAGCTGCTCCTATTGATGGTTATCATTTTGTTCATTGGAAAAACAGTAAAGGTATTTTAGTTTCTACTAATCTTCAATATGATCTTATTGTTGATTCAGATGAAACTTATACTGCATATTTTGAACTTAATGCTCCTCAAACATATAAAGTTACTGTAAATACTACTCCTTCTGGTAAAGGTACAGCTAGTGGAGCTGGAGTTTATCAAGTCGGTCAAATTGCAACGATAGTTCCTTCTCCTGCTCAAGGTTGGAAAGTTGGAACTGTTTCTGCATCTGATGGTAATATTACAGATAATGGTGATGGTACGTGGAGTGTTGTAGTTAATCAAGATGTTACTGTTACAGTTACTTTTGTTGAAGCCATTAGATATTTCACGTTTAGTGTTATAGCTAATGCAAATGGTTTAGTTAGATACAAAGATATACAAGGTCTTTGGTCTAGTTGGGCTGCACAACATGAAGTAACTGCTGCTGAGAAAACAATTGTTACTATTGAAGGTAAAGCTAATAACGGATATGAGTTTGAAAATTGGATTTCTCCTACAGGTGCTACTCTTCCAAATAATGAGAATAACATTATTGTAGAAGAAGGTCTTGATCGTAAAACGTATACTGCTTATTTTAAAGAGGCTTACGTTCCTCCTACTGAGTTTAATTTTAGTCTACGTTGTGGATTAGGTGGTCAAGTTCGTTATAAAACTGCTGATGGTTCTTGGTCTTCATGGAGTACAAATATTGATGGACGAGAATTTGCTGCTGGTACTTTAGTTTATTTTGAAGCTCAACTTGAATCTGGTTATCAATTTGATAAATGGGATGTTAATGGTAATGAAGTTCTTGAAATATCTAGTTCTATTGAAATTAATCAAGTTACTAGAATTGAAGGATACTTCTCTAAAATTCCAATAACAAATCATAATGTTACTATTACAGCAAATGCTAATGGTAAATGTAAATATAAAGTTGGTAATGGATCTTATTCGGAAGCTAAAATATCACATTCTGTTAGTATTGCTGATGGAGATGTATTAGAGGTATTAGCTGTTCCCGATAGTGGTTTTGCTTTCTCTAAATGGACTATAGACGGTTCTGAATCTACTGATAATCCATATTCACAATCAGTTCATGATGATTTGAATTTATCATGCACGTTTGCTGAAATCCCACCGGAAGAAGTTACTATTACAGTACAAACTGATGGCACGAATGAAGCTCGCTATCGTATAGGAGATGGTTCTTGGTCTAATTGGTTTAGTTCTGAACAATCCTTTAATGTTAATGTTGGTTCAATTTACTCTATTGAAGCACAAGTTAAAGGTAATTATACGTTTAAAGAGTGGACTACAGGTAATGAGAAAACATCAAGCAATCCTGCAAACTTCACAGCTAAATCGGGTGTAAATGCGGTACACATTGCTTCATTTGAAGCGATAGTAATGAGAACGCTCACAATTGTTGCTGGAACAGGTGGAAAGTGTAGAGCTAAATTAAACAATAGTTGGAGTGATTATTATAGTGGCTCTCATACATTCACAGATATTGCTGATGGAACGAAAGTCACAATTGAAGCATTAGCCGATAATGGTTATCATTTCTTGAAATGGACTGATGCTGGTGCTCCCACTTCTGTTACAAGAGAAATTACAGTTAATAGCAATAAAACTATAACTGCTCAATTTGAAGTTGATGCTTTTGACGAGTTCCAAGTTACATATGAAGCTATTCCTAATGGAAGTGCTACAATGGATGGAGCTGGAACTTATGCTGATGGTGAGACTTGTAAAATTAAAGTTAATGTAAGTACCGGTTATACTCTTGGAGATGTTCTTGTTGATGGAATTAAAGTTCCATTAAATAGTCAAAATGAGTATAGTTTTGTTGTTGAAAAGAATATTAAAGTTACTATAAACTGTGATCTTATTCCTGAACCCGATAAGTTCACATTAACTGTTAGAACTGATACTAATGATACTACGCAAGGTGGTGTAGGAATCGGAAGTGCTAAGAATTTAGCTACTGATTCTGGAGAATTTGTTGATGGTACTACTGAAACAATTCATGCTACAGCGGCAGAAGGTTATAGTTTTGGTGGTTGGTGGAAAGATGGAGTTAAGGTTTCAGATGATGTAAACTTTAGTGTTACTGTTGATGCAACTAAGACTTATATTGCTAAATTTACTCAAGATCCTTATTTAAATTTAGATAAGACTTCTCTTGAGTTTGAAGCTACTGGTGGAACTCAGACAGTTAATGTTACTTCTAACGTCGAATGGACGGTATCATAATTAGGAGGGGGGTACTAAGATGGCTATTGCTTCTTGGCTTACCCCTGCTTCTAAGAGTGGCACGGGTAATAAAACTGTTGGTTTAACCGCAAGTAAGAATCCTGGTGCTAGCAGAACAACAATTGTTACTGTTACTGTCAGTGGTATTACTAAAACTGTAAATTGTACTCAAACAGAGCAAGATAAATTTACTTTAAAAGTTTCTTCTACTACTCTTAATAGCTCTGGAACTGCAATAACGAATATTGGAGAATGTTCTATTGGTTCTACATCAAGTGCTGGAGTTAGTACTGGAACTTATTATCGTGATACTTCGCAAACAATTACTGCGAAAGCTGCTCCTACTGGGTATAGTTTTGTCGGTTGGTATGAAGGTTCTAATTTGATTTCTTCTAGTTTACAAGTTTCTGTTACTATGTCTGCTAATAGAACACTTGTTGCTAAATATCAAATTAAGAGCTATGTTGTAAATGCAGTATCGGATGATACAACTAAGGGAATTGTAAGTCCTGCTGGTCAAACTATAGAACATGGTAAGAATGCTACTGTAACTGCTTCAAGGAAAACTGGATATAAATTTGATGGTTGGTATAATGGAACTACTAAGGTTACAAGTGCTAATCCTTATACATTTGCTCCTACAGCTAATATTACTTTAACTGCTAAGTGGTCTGTTTATAATATAACTATTCCGGTTAATGTTTCTCCTACTGGAGCTGGTACAACATCTCCTAGTCCATTTACTGGACAAGAAGGTTCTACTGTAAACATTACAGCTACTCCAGCAACAGGATATAAATTTGCTTATTGGACCGATGGTGTAGATGATACTCATTATACCAATAATCCTCAATCTGTAGTAATGCTATCAGTTAAAACTTTAACTGCATACTTTACTCTTAAATCTTATACTGTTACTTGGAATGCTAACGGTGGTACAGTAAGTCCTGCATCTATAACTAAGACTCATGGATCTACATTAGGTACTTTACCAACTCCTACAAGAGCTTCAACTGCTGAATATTCTTATACGTTTGCTGGTTGGTTTACAGCGGCTAGTGGTGGTACTCAAATATCATCAACTATTACTGTAACTGGAAATGTTACTTATTATGCTCATTGGACAGCTACTAAACGTTCTTATACAGCTACATTTAATGGTAATGGTGGAAGTACTCCAAGCCCTTCTAGTATTACTAAAGAATATAACACGGCTTTAGGTACACTTCCGACTTGTTCTAGAACAGGATATACATTCCTTGGTTGGTACACAGCTTCTAGTGGTGGAACTAAAATTTCTACTACAACTGTTGTAACTAAAGATATTACATATTATGCTCAATGGTCAATTAATAGTTATACTTTAACATTTAATCCTAATGGTGGTACTGTAACTCCGACGTCTAAAGATCTTGAATATAATTCAGCTTATGGTACGTTGCCTACACCTACTAGAGCTTCTGATGCACAATATACTTATACATTCGCTGGATGGTACACCGCTGCAACAGGAGGGACTCAAGTAACTGCTGCCACTAAGATGGCTGCTAAAGACACAACTGTTTATGCTCATTGGACATCCAATACTCGAAGTTATACTGTAAGTTATCAAACAACTTATGGAACTTTGAACAGAACTAGTCAAAGTGTTGCATACAATTCTAAAGGATCTTGTACTTTGACTATGCCTGATAACACAGCTGAATTTACTTATACGTTTGTTGGATGGTATACTGCTGCTAATGGTGGTGGAACTAAAGTTGGTTCTGAATTAACTTTAGAAACTCCTGCAATTAAAGGAACTGTTACTTATTATGCTTATGTTACTAGAAGTACTAAATCTTACACTCATACTTTCAATGCAAATGGAGGTGGAACTGTAAGTCCCGCAACTATAACAAAAGCTTACAATACAGCTCTTGGTACATTGCCTACTGTTAGTCGTACAGGTTATACATTTGTTGGATGGTTTGATACATCTGCTGCAAGTGGAGGTACTCAAGCTACAACAACTACTAAAGTTACTGGAACTAAAACTTGGTATGCTAGATGGTCTATCAATAGTTATACGTTTACATTTGATAAGAATGGTGGTAATACTCCTTCTACTACAACTATAACTAAAGAATACAATACCGCTGTTGGAACGTTGCCCACTTGTACTAGAAATGCGGATAATACTTATACGTATACTTTCGCTGGTTGGTTCGATACTTCTGCTTCTAGTGGAGGAACTCAATTAACTACTACTACTAAGGTAACATCTAATAAGACTTGGTATGCTAGATGGACTTCAACTTATAAAAATTATACTGTTACTTGGGATGGAAATGGTGGTACTCCTAGTAAGTCTTCTAGTTCATTCCATTATAATGATGCTTTAGGTACATTACCTACGGCAACTAGAACAGGATATACTTTTAAAGGTTGGTCTACTTCTAAGACAGGTACAGTAAACATTAGTACAACAACTAAAGTAACAGCTAATGTTACATATTATGCTGTTTGGACTATTAATTCTTATACTTGGACATTTGACGCAAATGGTGGTACAGGTGATACAACTAAGACATTAAATTATAATGCTACACTTAGTACATTACCTACGGCAAGTAGAGCTTCTACTGCGGCTAATAACTATACATTTGCAGGTTGGTTCGATACTGATGCTTCAACAGGTGGTACTCAGTTGACTACTTCAACAAAATGTACTGGTAATAAGACTTGGTATGCTAGATGGACTGCATCTACTAGACAGTATAAATTGACAGTTACTGCTGGTACAGGTGGTACAGTTAGTGGTGGTGGTACTTATAATTACAATGCGTCAGCTACACTAAAAGCTACGGCTAATTCCGGTTATCACTTTGTTAAATGGAGTGATGGTAATACGAGTGCTACGCGGACAGTCACTGTAACTAAAGATGCTACTTATACTGCTACATTTGAACAAGATCCTTATTTGAATCTTGATAAAACAAGTCTTGAATTTGAGGCATCAGGAGGTACTCAAACTGTTAATGTAACTTCTAATGTTTCTTGGACTGTTTCTTAAACTATTAAAAGTTCCGCAACGCTCTGCAAACCCCAGTAGAGAAGGTGATGTGGAAGCGTGCGGAACTCAAAATCTATTTATAAATAATTAAATTGTCATTATTATGGTTTCAAATTCTTCTTTAGATGAAAGAGCAACTGCTGTTGAAATTGGTGGTTTAGTTGATGGAGTTGGTGCTCCGGTTATGCGTGCTGCTTATGCATTAAGATCAAAACCGAGCTGGATTACGTTATCTTCTGTTGAGGGTACAGGTAATTCACAAGTTGATGTTACGGCTCCTGTTTATAAAGGACGTGAAGGTCGTTCAGGATCTATTACTGTATCAGTTGAAGACTTAACAGAAGATGTTGCAATACAACAATCGGGTTCTAACATTTGGGATGTTACTACTCAATCTTTAGCTTTCGTTAAAACAGGTGAAGCTAAGAAGTTTACAGGTAATTCTAACTTGGCTTCTATTACGTTTGCTGTTGATTCAGATGCTTCAAATTGGTTAACTGCTGGTAAATTAGTAGTTGCTACTAAACAATATAATTCAGGTGCAGCTATCGAAGGTGACCCTGGAGCAAGTGATGTTTATTCTTTCGAGATTACATTTACTGCTGCTGCTAATCCGACAGTTAGTACTCGTTCCGGACATGTTACTGTTAATGGGCAGAAATATACTGTAACTCAAGCTGCTGGTGATGCTACGTTATCTGTATCTCCGACGTCTTTGACTTTTGCAGCTGCTGGCGAAACTAAACAGATTACGATTACTACCAATACTGCTTGGACTATTTCATAATCTAACTTTCATTTGAATATTGTGGGTCTAGTGGGTACTAAGGTATCTACTAGACCTTTTCTTGTATAAACTAGTTAATCATTAAACGTAATTATTATGGCTAAACCTAGTTGGATTTCTGTTAGCCCTGCAAGTGGAACAAATAATGGCAGTTTTGATGTTGTTGCTGCTAAAAATACTGGAGCCGCTAGAAACGGTATAATAACCGTAGCAGGGGGAAAGGTAAGTAAAACCGTAACTATTGATCAGAAAATAGGTGCATTTAAAGTTAAATCTATTAGACTTACAGGTCAATCAGCAAAACCTACTAATGTGACTATTGGTTCTAAAGAATTTTATTTAGGAGGTCAAAACCCATCATCTGTTATTGTTCCTGATGATGCTACTGGTTTAAATATTCATACCGTTGTAGATTATAAAACTGAGAATATAGGTCATGGTGGTATTAATATAATTTTTGAGTTCAGTGATGAACTTAGTGATTTACAAATTGCAACTCAAAATATATCGCCTTATATAAATCTACGTCTAAATGGTTCTCAATTTATGATTTCTTGCGGAAATGGATTTCCAATAGTACCTATTTCTAATAAAATTATTGCTATGTTTAAAAATTCAGTAGGTACATATATTGTAAACTTTGATTTTTATACAGTTTAAACTATGGAAGAAACAATTGTTTTTAATCTCTTTAATTCTATAAGCTTTGCTTTTATTGCTATTGTGCTTTTAGCTACTTATGGTATTAACGAGATTGCTACTAAGATTGTTAAGAAGAAACTACCGAGATACTTCAAGTCTCTTGTTAGCTTAATCGTAGGTATTGTAACTATGGTGCTTTACTTATATAAATTAGATGCTTCACTGGAAACGATGCTGCTATCTTTTCTAATATGTACCTTTGGGTATGATTTAATTATCAAACCTATACTCAAAGCTATAAAACGGCATTTTGCTGATTCTAAAAGCGTATAATCGCGGACTAATGAAATACTATTATTAATCTGTTTAGTGCTTCTTTTTGTCATATAAGGGAAAATCATTGCTCGCTTAAATCATCGACTAAACGTTCTATTAATGATTTAAATTTCCCAGTATGACACCTGTGACTTATACTAATTTGAATAAACTCTTGTTAATTAGAGATATTCAGGATATTGCTAAAACTTATATCAATGATGATAGAAGTTGTCGTTGGATTTGGAAGAATAAAATTGCTGATGTTTATCATATAGGTTATGTTACTTTTATGAATTACATTAGTGTTCCCTCTATTAATGCGAAAATTGATGAGGCAATTGCTAAAAGAGAATCCTTGAATACAAAATTCAAGTATTAATATTAATGTTCATGTTATAAGTCTAATTCTTATCATTGCTGATTATAGTAATATATTTGTTGTGCATCTCAATGTCGAGGTGCATTAAAACAAATAATTATTATGACTAACGAAAATGAAACTGGGGTTAAAGTTCCGAAGGGACAAATTAACTACAACACTGTTGCAGGTTCTCTAGGTCTTGCTGCTTTTGCAGGATTAGGTTTGAAAAATTGGTTTGGTGGAGCTTGCGGTAACAATCAAGTTGCTAATACTGCTGCTTTCGCTGAAAATCAATTTGTTTCTGGTTTAATGTCTGAATTAGCTAAAGAGAAGTCAGAAAGATATGCTGATTCTGTTGGAATCAATACCTTTAAAGAAGCTTTAGCTTTAGTTAAAGAAGAACGTGAAACTAGACAAGCTAATGACAGAATTACTTTTGAAACTCTTGCTCGTTTGGATAAAGAGTCTGCTCTTAACAAACAAGATATTGAGTGTTTCAAGAAAGAAGTTGCTCGTGAGTTCTTAGATGTTAGAGGTGATTTGAAATCTGCTATCGCTCTTGAAGCTGAACGTCGTAAAGCTGCTGATGATCAAATTTTCGATTATGGCCAGTGTAACTATGTTCGTTATATCAAGAAGATTGATGCAACTCAAATTTGTCCGGTAGTTGAAATAGCTGCTCGTGCTGCTGGTCCTGCTGTACCAGATCCGAACGCTACAACTCCTGCCACTAACGCTTAATCTTAGAGCGATATGAATAATGCAGAACTTGTTGCAGTAGCTGTACGTAAATGGCTCACCCCTATAGTTAAAACTATTGGTGGTGGAATTAAGATTCCTGTTACTTCAGGTATTGGTAAATTTATGAGTAGTTTCTTTGGTTTAGATCTATCTACTTATAATGTTCTTAATGAATTAGATTTTATTATTGAGCCTACACTTGATTATATTATTAAGCCTCAATTGGCTAAGTTATCTAAGTTCATTCCAGATGAACAGATACCTAAAGTAGTTAATAGTTATCTTGATTCAGCTATAACTAAAGCTACTGCAAAAGGTTCTGTAAATATCTTTGGTTTTGAATTTGAAGCTACGGCTTTTCAGAACCTTAAACGTGAAATTGATAACTCTCTTAAAAATAATGTAAGTCATGATGAAAGACCCGCATGAGCATACTGAAATGCTTCACGAAAACGAAGATGTAAGAAAGAGGGATTGTCGAAAATATAAAGAACTCTACGGTAAGCATTTTACTAAAGACTTATGTGAATGGGCTGTTTCTAAAATGGAAAATCGTAATGGCACTCATCATCATTATACTTTAGAAGAAGTTAAAGAGATTTGGCATAAGTATAATATGAATGATATTCACAATGCTAACTGGCATGATGTTACCTATGTAATGAATATGGCATATGCTGACTTTTATGGTCGCTTATTTACTGAGCATCATGAATGTGCTATTTATGCTTATTTATTCCTCACTGATCCCGATGGATATGAAGGTATAGCATTCCAAAGATGGCTTGCTGATATTAAGGATAAAGATGAAGATATTCCTTGGAAGAAGTTCATACAATAGCATTTAGTCACAGATGTTATTTATATTAAGGCAATTTTAATTATTCCTGATCCGACTGCTAGTTCCGCTAGTAGTCGGATTTTTTTGTTTATAGCAACTTTCTAAATACACGAATATGAATTATAAAACAAATTGTGTAATGAGTGGTATTTTTATTGCTATATTAAACTTGATTGGTGTTATCGTTTCATCTATAGGTGTTGTCTTTGTTAAAGAATGGATTGCTAAAAAACGTCGTAAGATTACAACTGATATTCTAGCATCTAAAGCTGAATGTTGGATGCAATTAGATAAAATAGCTTCTAATGTTAGGAATGCTCTAAATGCTAAAGGTGTTTATGTAGCATACTTTCATAATGGTGGTAAATTTTGTAATGGTATTAACATGGATAAATTTACTGTTATTGCAGAAGATTATGATATTAGTATAACAAATCCTTATAAGGTTCGTTATAATAATGTTCTTACATCTATAATGCCTTATACGATTCTACGTTTATATAGAGATAGCAAGTATGTATTTCGTATGAGCAATCTTACTAAATATCATTCTAGTATGTATGTTGGAGATCTTAGATCACGTGAATGTAATACTGCTGTAAGTATTCTCATTAGAGATCTTAAAACTGATATGCCTATTGGATTTTTAAGTGCTGAATTTGAAGAAGATTTCGAACCTAGTACTGATATGATGCAAATATTTTGGAAAAATCACAATCGTATTTCTCGCAATATGACTATGGTTATAGATGCGACAGAAGACACTCATAAAAACTAATATACCATGACAGTTATTTACGCAAGAACTAGTTTACCGCCTAGGTGTGGTAGAGGTTCAAAAAATCTAAAGAACGTTATCCGAGTTACTAATAAATATGTTAATTGTGGTCCTTGGCATGGAGTTGTTCTCGTTAAGAATCGTCCTATTATAAAAGGTTCTAGACCAGATACTCCAATACTTGAACTTTCAACTAATCATATGAAATTTATCCCTCGTGGTGAAACTAAAAAGTTAGGTATTTCAACTAATAAAACTTGGCGAATTGTTTAATGTATTACTATGGCAACACTTAATCAACTAGGAAGTAAAATTTCTAATATATTAGGTAAGCCGGGTGATCATAGCATTCAAGAAAGAGCAAAGAGTGCATGTAAATCTCTCTTTGCTACTTTTATTCGTCAAAGTATTGAACGTAATGGTGTAGATGAGGTTCTTAAAGTTAGCTTTAATGTTCCTTTGATCTGTATTCCGCTTACTGATTTAGAAAATACCTATGCTGGAATTGGTGCTAAAGATATGATTCTTACTACTGAGCATCGAGTTCCAACGCCTTTACGTATGCCTAATGATGCACCATTTCTTCATGTATATACACAGCATGATGATGGTAGTTTTATTACATATAAATACGCTAGTAATAGCATAGTTCCTCTCTTGACCACAGTCTATTCCCCTACTGGGGTTTGGGGAGTTTATCAAATCGTTAATGGTAAACTTAAAATTATCATCAAAAATACTCTCAAAAACTTTGAGATTGATGCTAAAAATTATAAGTTTGTAACGATTGTGTTTGTAGCTGAAAATCCTGAAGATGTTATTACTATGTATATGGAAGATGATGGTCAAGATATTGAACTTTCACTTCCAGCAGATATGATAGAAAGAATAACATATGAGGTTCTAAGAACTGAATTTGGTATTAAGCCTACAGAACATGAAGTTAAGATTATTAGTGATAGTACTTATGCCCCTAATGATCCTAATGGAACTCAACGTTTAATCCATAATAAAGTAGAATAAACTATATGGAATCTATACACTATTACCACGACTATCAAGAGTATTGCTATAATACTATTGAGAAACTTAGTAAAGATTTGCATAATACTTATGTTAGACGTAATAATCTAGCTAATATTTGTTATGCTAATCTGAATCTACTTGAATCTAACAAGATAACTAAAGAGTTGCTTGATAATATGATTCTAGGTAAGAAAGTAAAAGGAGTTAAACTTCTGAGAAAGCTTGATTGGAGTAACGAAGCTAAAGCAGTATCTCTTCGTATTACTTATAACCGATTTGCTTATCTTTGTACAGTTCGTATTCCTAAGCTACTTGCGATTATTAGATATTATGATTGGATGTGTCGTATTCCTCATAGTATTTTTAATCAGATTCAACGAAGTCTTAATAAGAGTCTTATAGAAACTTTGATACGTGGTGGTAGTGTTTCACTTGGTACATATCTTGGTACTTATCAAGTACAACGTGCTGTTGCTAGAGAATCTGTTGATTGGGCTGCATCTTTTCGTCTTAGAGATGAAATGATTGCTGCTGGCATTGAAGTTCAGAGCTTTCTTAATCCTTATGGTAAGAATTGGAAAGTTAAATCTGATAATCCTTATTATTGGTTCTGTAAATGGATTCGTCATAGAATGGGTGTAGATGTTGTACCTAATCAAATATTTTATAAATATCATCCTACTCATTGTCATATTAATATTAATACTGATAGTAAGATTACTAAATATAAGACAATAGAGGAAGTTATTAAAGCTGATAATCTTGCATTTGACGCTAAACTTAAATATATTCGACAGCATGATCCTACTATTATGGATAGGTATCCTCATGCTAAGAGTAAACGTGAACGTACTAAAAACAATGAAGTAGATGAATACATTAGACCAAAATCTGATTAGCTCTAGTGTTGTTATTCATAGGATTATTGAAGATTATGATGTTCATTCTATGGATTTCATTACTCGTATTCCTACTTGGATATGTGAAGCTCTTGCTGATTTAAATATTCAGCAACATTATATTAACATAGGAGAAACTATTGATTTTGATGATTATCGTTGTGAACTTCCTAAAGGTTGTAAAAATGTTCGTCTAGTTACTATTGGTGGAAAACGTGCTGATTTTACTACTAATCCTGCTCCACTTGAGTATGATAGTGGAAATTATATACCACTTGCCGTTTCATTCCCGATAGGCTGGAATCTGACAGAGAACGTTGTTTTTGACTTCATACGAGCCACTAGAGAGAGTTTATATACTTACTCGATTAACGGGTCGTATTTGCATCTAAATGTCAGAAAAGGCACGTTGGGGCTGTTATACCATGGGTTGCCAATGACACTAGACGAAATACTTAAAATCAATGTTCCTCTTATACCTAATAATGATGTTCTTATTGATGCTTTAAAGAACTTCGTTATGATGCGTATTCTTCAACGTAATTACCGCCATCCAGTTATGAATCTAAAAGAGAGTAATCCTTACACTAATCCTGCATTAGCATATGATAATGCTAAAATAAAAGTTAGAAATGCTTGCAATAGGCTTACTAAAGATAAACGAGATGATTGCAGTAAATCTATGTTGAACTTCTTCTTAAACATGAAAAACCGTTATGTGAATTAATTATGAATATAAATGATGGTTTATATCCTAATGCTAATCCCGGTGCAGTCAGAAATGGTGTTAAGTCATTTGCATTAAATATAATGTATAATGATGATGGTAATACTCTGATTAACGAGAATGGTTTTGAGGTTTATAAAAAAGACTTAGACGTCTACGGAACTTTAGTTGGTAAAATTGAAGTTCCGTTAGGCGTCATTTTGTTTTTTAAAGGTACTCCTGATAAAATAGTTTATATATATCAAACAACTAAAGATAAAGATGATATTAAAACTATTGTATTTCAAGGTAACTTTAATTTTACTATAGATCATCCTATTAGTGGTACATTCACATATATTGATGAAACTAATTTATTTATAACATTTACTGAAGGTGTATCTAGTGATAATGAAACTCGTATTCTATATATTACTGAAGCTCAAAGTAAATATAAAGGATATATTGAAAATCCTATTATTAAAGATAATGTTACTACAATTACATTTAAAGAAAGTTTTGAATATATTCTTAATCTCATTCCTGATATAGTATTTCCCACATTAGATGTTAATATTATTGCTGGAGGTCTTAAAGCTGGAGGTTATCAATTTGCAACATCTATTAAATTACATGATGGAACATATAGTGATTATTCTCTATTATCTCCTGTATATTATGCCGCTCCTGATTATGGTGAGAACATTGCTATAGGCGATGTAACTAAAAAGGGATTTAGATTTAAATTTAGTAAAGCAGGTACTTACAAATTAGCTATAGTATATAAAAGTCCTACTACAGAAGAATGTTATGAAACTTTTGAAATTAATATTCCATCTGTTAATAGTACTTTTGATTTTACTACTATATCTAAGATGAAATCTATTTCTATAGATGATATAATTATAAGTAATACCGCTTATACTAAAGATGAAGCTCAAACATCTTTTGATGGTTATCTTCTTAGAGGTAATGTTGTTACTCCTGAATATAAAGATATTACTGATTTCTTTACAAGTATTGATGGTGAACTTCTTCTTCAAAAAATTAAAATTGATTTTGTTAAGTTTGCTGAATTTAGTGGTGTAAAAGATTTTGTTAATACTTCTATTACTCCTCATAGTGGAAGTGGTAAAGTTGGAGATTTCTTTAAATCTAAAGATATATCTAATAGTGGTTCTTTTAAGGAAGATGAAGTTTATTATTTTTTTATTACTTTTATTGATCATAAAGGTAAATATATAAATAGTTTTCCTATTAAAAATTCTCGTGGAACTTATGCTCATATAATCAATGCTTCTAAAACTAAAACTCTTGATTTGTATGGGGCTAAAGTTAATATGAATACTTTTGTTTCAGCTTTTAATACTAATACCAATATTACTAAATTTAAAAATAGTATTAAGAGTTATGCTATTTATTATGCTAAATCTACACCTGAGATTTCAAACTGGATTTCTCAATGTCTTACTATTCGTGATATAGGGACTAATGATGTAATTGGGGATAATTATGAAGACCCTTTTAGATCCGCAAGTCGTTTTAGGTTATATCCTATTGAATATCTTGTTACTAATACTGTGTTACCTTCATTCTATATTAAAGGTCTTAGGTATAATAAAGAAGCTAAGATATGCCTTAATAATTATGAAGGTGGTTCTGGTACTGAATGGGGAAATGATGCCATTCATCAAGCATGGAATGCAGGAGATAGAGCTAGATTAAATTCTCTTATTCAAGAAAATCTTCTTAATGGCAAGAATCTTAATACTCCTGATAAATCAATTAACGCCGGTGAATATTTAGGTGCTTTTGATAGGCTTAGTAAATATACTAAGAAGACTGATATGCCTAAGACTAGTAAAGATTTTAATATGTTTACTGATTGGGGAGATCATATCAAAGGTCCTTGGGAATCTGGAGATCTTGTTCATTCTATTCTTGATACAGAAACTACAGATATTGCAAATAATGCTCCATATCCTACGATTCTTAATGCAGACTTTTATCCTATAAATAATAGTGCTATATCTAATGCTGGATGTGATAGTAGTTTCAAATTAATTAATGGTTCTACTATGCTTCAAGAAAATATCTTTGGATTAGCTAAAGAAGGTACTGACAGCGAAGGTGGAACTAGTTTACCTAATGAGTCTCTTACGAATATTGTTTATAAACAAGCTGATGAAGAAATTGATGGTATTAAACGAGATATAAGAACTCAAACTAGAGTTATTTCTGTTATAACCAAAGATGATGATTCAGATAGTTATAGGCAAGAATTAACTACTATTAAAGAGAAACTTATATACGCCAATGGTTATAATAATGCTGAATATTTAAAACAAAATTCAGAAGGCACTTGGGAAGTTATAACAGATGAAAAAGAAGCTACTATAGTTTTAAGTAGTGAAATTACTGTTAAAACTCTTACAGCTGAAGAATATAATTCTATTATTATTGAAGTATCTAATAAAGATGATTCTAATTGGATTCTTCTTTATAATGAGAATAAAAAATATTATAACTTTGATACGTTTACTATATTTAATAGAGGTATCGTAGATTTAAATCGTTATTATGACGTTAATACAATTCCTGTACCTGATTTATTTAATTTATCTTTAGTTGCTGCATCTAGTATATATCCTATAGAGAATACTGATGAAATTGTTCTTATTGGTGATACATTTCCCGCCTGTGTTACTCAACGTTGCACTTGTCCTTCAAATAAATTTAATAATGTTGGAGATGCTACTCATCATAATAATAACATCTATCATATTCATCGTATGATTGTTACTTATTATATTAAAAGTAGAATGAATTTTCTTGCACTTCATAGTGGTAAAAATGTAAATAGTTCTATTATTAAATATAAAGGTACTACGGCTAATAATAATTTTTCTGGTAAAGCTAATAAATTTAATATCAATACTATTATCAATAAATTCACAAGTGGTCTTAGTGAAGAATATGCTCCTCACACTATGGATATATATCCGACTACTTTTGATTATGATTCTATTATTGATCTAGGTTATAGAGATTATGTCATTGATAACTTTTGGCATACCGAAGATGGAAGTGCTTATGATGTTGAAATGAATTGGAAAGGTTTCAATGATATTACTCAATTTAAATCTACTGATAATCTAAAAGATACATTTGCTGCTAGAATTATTCGTTCTAATGTTAATAATATGGAATCGAATGATATTGGTTGGCGTAAATTTAAAGCTGATTCTTATAAAGATATTCCTATTACTAAAGGTTCTATTGTAAATCTTTTATCAGATGCTAAATCTCTTTATATTCAAATGGAACATACTCTATTTGTAACATCTGTTAAAGATAGTCTTAATCAAGAAGAAGATGGAACTTATATTGGTACTAGTGACATCTTTGAAAGAACTCCTATTGAAATTATATTTAATAATACCGGTAAGATCGGATGTAATAATAAGTTTTCTTCTATTATTACTAGATATGGTTATTTTGTTTGTGATAATTTTACAGGTACTATATATCATGTTAAAGGTGAATCGGATGTATCTGATATTTCATCTATAGGTCTTCAAGGTTGGTTTAAAGAATATATTAAAGAAAATGCCATTAATCCTTTGAATACTAATGGTAATTTCTTTATATTTGATGATTATAATAGTCGTATCATATTTGTTTCTAATAATCCAGATAATACTTATACGATTTCGTATAATCTTAAGACTAATCTTTGGATTAGTTTTCATTCTTATAATCCTATTATTACTTGGTCGAATCGCTTAGGTACATTTGTTGTTGATACAAATAATACTAAGATTTATAAGATTAATGCTCCTAATAAGTGTATATATTTTGATAATAAGATAATGCCATCTATTGCTCAATTTATATATAATGAAGAACCTCTTGTTAGTAAGTTATTTAATCATATTGAATGGAATAGCGCACTTGTTCATAATTGGAATCATATTACTGCTGATAAGATTAAATTCTTATATGATAAGACTATTGATTATTTAATGATTAATACTGATACTCAAAGTACTGGTATTCTTCCAATGATTCTAGATGAAACTTGGTATGATGACCATACTCTTAAGTACAAAGCTGGACGCTATTTATGGAATCTCATAGAAGACCATATAGACAACGATAGAGCATTCCAAATTCTCAATCCATCTAATATACCTTTTGAAATAGATCGCCTCTTAGGAATGAGATATGAGCCTAAAGCATGGTATGAATACAGCAAGATTCAGAATCAATTCGGGTATATAACAATGGTGTACTTAAATCGTTTTATTGATACTACTACTAACGAAGATATTGATGAAACTGATGTCAATGCTATCATAGATAAGCATTCAGATAATATTGATATTACTAGTAAAGATTCTAATATCAAACAAGCTGAACTTAGATTATATGATATTAACGTTGTTGTTACTAAGAATACTAGATTATGAACTTAGAGGAACTCTGTAGACCCCGGT